ATATGGGAGGGGGTGTATATCACGATAGACCCCCTCGGGGGGTGGCTTCCTCTAATGGGGAAGTATGATCACTATCCACTTTTTTATAGAAACCAAGATTAAAAGCTACAATCTCATCAATCGCTTCATTGATTATTGTTTCGTTCTCCTCATCCGTAAGATCTTTAGAAGTATTTGCAATTCTTGCTAAGTAAGAACAAGAATGATAACCTTTTTCTTCATCAAAGGCGAACCAATCATCGAACTGGGTGATAGGATTGAAAGGATTGTCAACTGTTGTTAAAGCAACACTCAATGAATTCGCTTCCTTTCTTTTGAAATTTGCATTAAACAATTGTAAAGAAGTTTTATTAAACGCAAATGAATTGTTAATGAGCAATTGGATTCTTAATTAGTTTTAACTATTAGAAACTATTACAATCAAAGCAATTCTTTTAGTTTACTTAAATATTTGGTTTGCTATTGCTATACATTTGGTGGAATCAAGAGGCTTTAGACATGTAGCAGTAACACAAAACACTGTGATCTGTCGAACATTAATTAGTTCAACATCTAATCTACATAAGTAATGGCTTAGCTAATGTCTAAAGCAATGCTTAATTCCTGTATGTTAAGGTGTATGGCAAGGCATAACTACATAAGGCTAAGTAACTAGGGTCTATACAACCCTTTTTGTATAGAGGGGGTCTATATACCTACCTAATAGGGGGTGTTATAGACATATTATACGAGGGAGTATTTTACAGACCCTTTATTAGTACTTAATAATAGATGGTTATATAGCAATTTACAAATACCCATTTATATTATAGGGGGTGGGACATGCTACTGTGAGTACAGTCACATGATATTCGACCCCCATTTATATTAGAGGGGGTTGTATTATGCATTAAGTACCCCGGATACAGTACTAGTAGATATACCTAAGGCATCTGCTATTTCTTGGAGGGTATGTCCAGAATTTGCATACGCCCGGATAAGAGCTTTCTTAGCATCAGTAAGGGTTACTTTATTTTTGGGGGTAGCCAAGTCTCTAACAATATCCATATCGGCATTATCGAGTATCTTTTTAAGCTTGGTGGGGCTTATGGCATTAGCCTGTATAGCATTCCACTCTTGCTCAGTTATTTTTATTTTTTCTTTCTGAGCCCCTACCTCTCTACGGGCAATCTGAAGGGCTTTTCCTTTTTCCTTTTTAGCCTCTTCATAAGACATCCCCGGTTTAGCCTCTTTTACCGTTTTATATCTTATATTGCCTATTATCTGGGCTCTACGCTCTAGAGGCTTGTTTTTTTCAGCAACGTTTAATTTTGCATTCAAGGACGCTACCTCTTTAGCATAGGTCTCTTTAGCCGAGGAGTTTGCTTTTTCTGTAGCTATGGTTAGGAATTCCTTTCTAGCCGCATTACCAAGAGCTTTACATTTATTGGCATAGTCCGCGTATATATTCTCCATTTCGCTTCCAGAGGAAAGGGAGTATGCATCTTTGGTCTCTGCCATTTTTGTAGAATTAGTAGTTCTAGCTTTAGTAATAGTCTTACCAGTTTCTTTATCACGTACGGTATAGGTTTCTCCAGTGACCTCATATATTTTTTCGCCGGTTTCCGAGTCGATTCCTCTTTTTCCAGAATAGGTCTTTCTATGAGGTACAACCTCTTTAGAGGAGGCTTTAGAAATAAGGGTACTAGCTCCACCGCCTTTACCGCCATCTGATTTAGCTTGGTATTTGTCTCTTAATTGCTGAATGTTATTGTCATTTTCAGAAGCTCTCCAATCGAGATGGTGCTTTTCAGCATCAATAACAACCATGCTATGTCTTACGGCACGGGCTAATTCATCTTCGTCAGCCCCTTTGATTGTCATATCAGTGATTAGATTTGATACCATGCCCATTTGAAGACCCTTTTTAAATCCATTAGTAACGGTTTCGTAGTAAGGGTCATCTTTTGAAACTCCATACGCCTCTTTTGGATCGAATCCTTTGAGTCCTTGTAATGGCGACTTTGTTTGTATACTTTTATTATTGTTGGGTATGACTAACACCGTATCGCCATCGAAATCGGCTCCTGAGAGTCTTTCAGCAACTTTACTATTTATACCTACAGCATCACTAGCATTATGAATAAGCTTATTGGCCTTTTCATTTTTGTTATTAACCGTTAGTTCTGGTATTTCAAAAATACCACCATGCGGATAACGAATTAAGACCACTTTTTCTCCATCTTTAAAAGTAGGAGCATAAATCTCAGTCTCGCTTATTGTATCAATTGGCAAGATTACTCGATAACCCTGTCTTGGTAAAGCTGCAGCACTAAGATGTACTGCGGCTGAATCACAATTTTCAGCAAAGCTCTCCAGCAGTTTTTGTTTAACTACCGGCTGAGTAATAGAAGAGATCTCATCAAACTCTTCCTGTCTAGATGTGTAATCTAGAGTAAGCTGTTTTTTAGCCAAGGTTGTAGACTGTTTGGATAGCATCTGAGAACTCAATGAGTTGCTCCATGTATCCCATTCTCCTTCTTCTCGAACAATATTCAGGGCGCCCTGTTGTTCTTTACCGTCTTTATCTACATAGTCATTCTGTCGATTTATAACGGCTCCAAATGGATCAATTGGGTCTGGATGAGCAGTTCTGTCAATCTTTTTAAGAACGTCCATCTTATCAGTTCCAACATGTTTATTAGTGTTAAATCGTACATCAACGCCATCTGGTAGATCGTCTGCATACATGGCCATGCCCTTAATGTAATGAGTATCGTCTACAGCAATTCGTACCTGGGCGTATCTTGCTTTACCTAGATCCAGGTCTTCTACACCTCTTCTTAATTCGACAACACCATCCTTGGCCAGTCCGCCTTCCTCATTATAGCATATGGCAACTCTATCAGAAGATATACTTTTAGGAATATGGATCTTTTTAACACGAGCGTTTCCAGATGAATCAGTGTCTACATAAGAATCAGTAATGGTATGAATTTTGTCAAGATTGTTGTAAATATCTTTGTATGTCGTTCCAGAAGGAGCAAGAACTTCAACGGTGGTTTTTTCAGTAGTTCCCAATTGAGGAATCTTTATGTAATACTTAGAATATCCCTGCTGCTCAAGAATAGCTACCGCGTTCTTCAATTTTGTCTGACTAACGTTTAAGGTTCGTTCAGTGCCAAGACCTACATCGACGTATTCGTATTTATCGACGTTTTCTTTAAGAATATCAGACGTGGCGTCCAACACCTGAGCTCTAGCCTGTCGGGAAGGATTAAGAAGAGATCTAACTGTAGATTCGTTAATTCCCATTCTCTTTCCTATAGCAACGTTAGAATATCCTTTTGCTTTTAATCGGTTTGCCAGATACATATCGGATTTGGTAGCCGCATTATTAGCAATGGTGATCTTTGCTCTGAGTTCTGAAGTATTTTTCAATCCAAGATCTTTAGCAATCTCTGATTCGGACTGTCCTTCTTTCTTCATATCTCGTACTCTAGAAAGAAAGTCTTTACTTCTTTGTGGGTTCTTTCCCGATCCCCATGGATATCGTCCTGAATGACGGGGCGTTCCATAATGAGATAGATACTCCTCATCTTCAAGAATATCTTTTTCATTTTTTAGATTGTCCATTTTGATTATACCTCCGATTTCATTTTATCGATAAGCTTGTCAAAAGATATAATTTTATCCATGATTGGAACGATATCGTCGACTTCCGGATTGTCTACGATAACTTCATCGGACTGATAAAGTCTAAGTTCCATATCAATTTCTGAGGGCTTAACTTTATACTCCAAACAGAACAATGCTGAATAAATATAAAGCTGCTTAATGCTAGCAGGAGTTACTCCGGTTTTCAAATCATGTATTCGCAACAAACCGTTTTTGAAAGAAATAGAATCGGCTGTTCCGAAACAATTTTCTGAATAAAAGAGAACTTGCTCTGGTGTCATTTTAAAACCAATTGCGTCGTTAACGTACATGTTCAGCGTCTTCTTGGATTTTGGAAGCTTTACGCCAAGTTCTATGCACTCTTTAGCAAAAGCATGAATTCTAGTTCCTCTTTGAGCAGCTAAAAAGTTCTTGTACGATTGAGCAAGTTTATCCTCATCGTAATTAATCCAATGATACTTACTAGCTCCTAAGAAGGCATGTGAACCTTCAAGATTTGAATGTCTGTTCCAGTTCATGTAACACTACCTCCTTGTTTTCTGGAAATATAAATGCCGAGTATGACATATCGTTCATAAGCTTGACGTAATATTCCTGGTTCGGTTGGAGCGGGGCTTTTGCACTCTTCTTACATTCCAAAGTAGCCCAATGCTTTTTGTAAAAAATCGTAAGGTCTGGCATTCCCTGAATATAGGATGCGTCATTCTTTATGACTATACATCCAGGAAATAACTGCTTTATGTCTTTGATTAGACCAGCTTGAAAATCTGACTCTTTTCTCATGGTTATCCCTCCTAAAAATATAAAGAGGTGCTCAAGGCAAACCTCTCCCCTTCTCTTCATTATAGTCCTTGTTTTAAAAGCGCACATTATTATTTGCAAGCTTTTAAAAATATAAAGAGGTGCTCAAGGCAAACCTCTCCCCTTCTCTTCATTATAGTCCTTGTTTTAAAAGCGCACATTATTATTTTAAAATGAAAAAAAATAGAGGCCTTGTTTTAAAGCCTCTATTTCTAAAAATATAAATCTACTCAAAACTAAAGTGATACCCTTTATGATGTCTTTGTATCCCTATGCAACAACGATAAATTCCGTATCGATTTCCATTAATGGCTTTAGCCGCTTCTACATAAGTATCGTGCATTTCCCCCGTATCTAAATTTTTTACTGGTGGGTGATTTGGAGGACGACCCGGGCGGGGTCTTTTTTTATCACTCATTAAATCAGCCTCCTGCTTTATTAATAAATATCTTTTCATTGAACGCTTGCTTTTGTTCTATAGCTTTTTCAATCCCAAGATCTATTGGTGAATTTGAACGTAGATGATAATAATATAAATCCGTAAACGGAGTATTCATTCTATCAATTCGTCCGGCAGATTGTATCATGGTTTTATATGAATAGTTCTGTGAGAAAAATATAATTGTGTCTGTCTCTATACAATTCCATCCTTCTGCTCCTGCCGAATACTGAACCAGGTAAATCCATTTATTTGAATCTGGGATTGGCTCGTGTTTATGTCCGTTCCATTCTCCTACTTTAATTTCATCATTTCCTATACTTCGTAACATTTCCAATTCATAATCGAAATTGTAAAATATAATTACTTTTGGATGGTCTATTAAGAGATTTTCGATAATCAACAATCTATCTACGGATGAATTTGACACGCGTCTTAATAAATAGCAGAGTTCGCTAATATTTGCTATTGGTGCATCCTCATACGGATTCCATCGATTTTTAAATATCATTTTATAACGGTCTTTATCGTATCCACACAAGATTGTTTCGTCGTGAGCATTGGTTGGCTTTTTGTAGTTCATAACAACTACTATTTGGTTTCTTAATCGTATTAATTTAGCAACATTAATGTAATGATCAACTTTCGGAAACTTCATATAACTGTTATACACTACATGCTCTCGTATAAACTCAGTTCGATTCTTATAAAAGCCGTTTGCTATAAATACTGGGATATAATCCATCCAAGTATCCCCGGGGGTAGCACTTAATAATATCCAGTTATTGTTTTTAGCAATCTTGATAAAATTCTTAACCCATTTTCCAGACCCAACGACTCGTTGCTCGTCAAATATAAAGAATGCATCTCGCACGTCTTTGTACTTTTCGATGTTGTTCCAAGAATCTACCGTTTCATCATTTATAGAAAATCTAGCACATTCTCGTTCCCATTCAAACGTATCTCTTTTTCTGGCGGTCGTAATGATATATAGCTTTTTGTCTATAGACATTGGCTTATAGTCATCTTTGCCAAAATATCCACCACATTCTTTTTCGAAATAGTATGCTATCGAGGTCATAGATTTACCGGAGCCGACTCCACCACAGAGGATAGAGCCGGTCTTCAGTTTATCTATAGCTTCTCTCTGATGAGGATAAAGCTCACTCATGAATTTCACCATCAGGATTAGCGGCTGATGTCGGAACGTCATAATACTTATCAGCAAATTCGTCTTCGACAATCGTAGCATACATTGACTTAACGTACGCCTTGATTCCAGACTTTCCGTTTACTTCCCAAATATATGGTCTGACGATAATATCCACATTAGATAATTCTGCAAAATCAAGCAGCCCAACCGTATCTTCATCAAGAAGTGTCTTATTATGTGAGGTCACCAAGAATATCTTTGGAGGAATCTTTCCATATGATACAGCAATCTGCAAATATGCCTGACGGTCTTCATCCGGATCTCTCGGTTCGAGCCACTTAATATTCCAGCCATCGCGAGCAAGCTGCTCTGCGGACTCCGTGTCTAAAAACAGACAGAAATTTCTTCTTCCTGCCGGATTGAATTTTCCCTCAGCTCCTGAGAAATTACGGAAGCCAATTCTTGCACCTTCGATAATAATATTGTTAACGTTGTTAGCCATGATAAAAACTCCTTTTCTAAAATATAATTTTTGATTAATCCCATGGAGGCGAATCATCATATGGTTCGGAATCATCTGAAACAAACCATTCAAAATCTCCATACTTTGAAATATCTGAAACCGCGGCATCAGCTAATGAAATATAATAGGACATGTCGACATCATCCTGTTTTCCAAGCCTTACTACATCTTCAGATTCAATCCATCGATAACCTTTAGTTCCGGTTACCGAATCATACTTCTCGCCGTTTTGTCTAAGAAGAACTCCGCCTCCGCATCCAGCTTTTACTGGCGTAAACAGACCGATTCGTCCAACGAATCTATAATCGTGTTCTCCTTCCGGAAGACCTTCGTTCATATCCAAATATATAGCAGATTTAACGCTCTTGGTTTCACAAAGGTCATCAAATATGACAGGTTCTTTACTAAACAGCGTCTTAAATACATAAGGCGCCTGGAACTGCGCTCCTGTGGCAGTCCATTCACCAGCATGCGGACCATCTTTATACCGCGCAATATAAACGGCATTGTTTACCAGACACATTCTGTCATACGTTGCTTCATGCTCGAACGTATATCCATATTTTCGTCCATATTCATATACGAATTGGATGATTTCTGGCGTTGCATTTGGTATCTTTATGGAATCGGTCTTTATATGAGCAACCGTATATCCGCGTTCTTGCACCTCGTGTTTAAGATTGATCATAAACAATGCTCCTCGTTTTGCAACGATGTTGTCTATGTTTCTTGGATCCTTAAATTTATTGTCAAACTTTGCGGACGTTAAACCGTATACTGAATTTATAGCAGTCTTTAAAGCATTCGACAATGATTTCAAAATTAGTTCGTCATTCGTCTCCAATGCCTTATCGACATACTTAACAAGTTTACCATCCAACATTGTTTTGAGTTGTTCAAAATCCTTATGCTTGATTGCTATTCTTGCCTGCTTAATATCACTGAAATTCTTTGTATATGGTCCAAACAGATTCAATGCTTCTATACTTGATGGATGCATAGACGCGATATCAAGAAGAGCTACGTCTACATACATACCGGGTTCAGAATATACATATCCCCCCTCCTTGGGGTCTTCGCCTCTGTACGAACTTTTACCAAACTCATACTTGTATCCAGGAAATATCGTAGACAAATCCGTATACACGAACTCGCTTTGCGGATGCTTAGCATTTCCAAATATAATTTTGGTTGTAAGCGAATTAGTCGTGTCGTTAACCGTCGAATCAGCTAAATCTGCCAGAATCTGTCTTGCTGTGAAATCTCCAGACAAATGTTTGAATACGGCCTCTGTAGCAATTACATCGTCTACACAATATCCAGCAACGGTTTCCCATAATTCTTCTGGAACCGGTTGATCCCATGGGAGACCTAATTCGTGATGATGGATGCCAAGTTTTATCTCCCATTTCTTAAGAGACATTTTGTTGGCTGCTGAAGCAAAGTCATAAATATCAGTGTATGATAGATTGTATGCTTCTCCAAACATCGAGTTTTTGCTGTCATTTATTATTCTTTGTGAAAGATTATACAATTGCTCGTTAGAATAGCCCATCATTCTTGCATAAAGAATGTGATTGTCATATTTTCGATTGTTAAAACCGATAAGTTTGAACTTAACCAGCTCCTCGATTTCTGTTGGAGTCGGATTTATCATCTTTACCGGTTCTTTGTTTTCCGCTTTCCAAACTACTACGAAAAGGTTTGAGAAAACTTCCACGTCGAAAAATATCAATTCGTCATGGTCGCTTTTGACATATTTAGATTCTTCTTCTGATTTGAATTTCATCTTAGCACAAACACTAAGACAATACGCTGCTTGATGTGTGCTGTTTCCTGCAAAGGCCATTATAACAGGCCTCATGTCAGTAACGTCATATGATACACCTGCATTATAAGCATCTTCGAGAATCTTAAATATAAAGTCGACACTCGGTCGTGTGGCTCCATGATACTCTTTATTGAGATTCCTTTTGATACAGGTTCGTATTGCTCGTTCGTTTTTTAATGATTCAAAATTAACCATATTTACCGCTCCTTTCAAAGGTAAACCTGAATTAATCGTTGCCACTTCTAGGTCGTTACATCTTGTTAATTGCCTACGAAGAGATGCGTTTCCATTAAACACTTTCACCTCAATATTCTCATCGTAGATTCTGCTGAGTTGATTAACATCACCCTCATAAATATAATGAAGATGGATTCCTGCTCCAGACTTACTCAACTCTGCATATGTTGGCGGCCATAAAGAAGCGGCTTTTAAATTTAACTCATAATCTTTTTCTCCTTTCTCATTCTTTAAATCAAAGTCTATTACTATGTGATAGCAAGGAACCTTGACATAATGAAGCTTTGTTGTGTCTAAGTCAGATAATATCATTGTATTATTATCCCAACTTTTTAAGGGGGCCCCTTTTTTAGAAGCATACTGGGCGGGGTAGTCAGATGCTAAAATATCAAAGACGGATACCGCTGAATTAAACACTAGCCACGTTTTCAATTCGCTTTTGGTATTGTCTTCATTGCTCGTTTCGAGTATTCCGAATTTATCTTTCCTAAAACCCAAATATACTTTATTGCATCTAACTCCATCTATTTGAGTTCTTTCAACGTATTCTTTAAAATATCCTTTGAGTTCCTCTTTCACCTTTCGAAGAGACATCGGGTATGGTACGTTTGCTTGTTCAGCATACTCTTTATACATCTTCCATGCTTGTTGTAACGTAGTTGCTTTTTGGGACGAGAAAATATCAAACGAATCTTCCATGAAATCATAGAAGTCATTCGTCGCGCTTATCATATCATATGGGATGTAAGAATCATAATAGTTCATGCCAAGCTTCTTATAAATATCAAGACAATGATAAGCAATGCCGCCAAGCTCAAACTGAATTTGTTTAGTAATCTCTAAATATCTATTGCTAGGTACTCTTCGCTCACTTGGCTTGACGTCTATTAAACGTCTTATAATACCACTTTTTGAATCCGTTATGTGAACTGGCTTATTTGTGCCCATGAACAAAAAGCTATCGAATCGACTTCTATACTGACTCTTAAACTTCTCGTTCACGATCATCTCTTCGTGAGAGACTATACTGTTCAATTTGGTGTTATCCTCAATCCTAGATAAATCACCATCGTGTTGAATAGCTACTCTTGGATTGTTCTTGAATGTCTCCAATGCAAATGCATTATTTGATGATGCAAGATTCTTGGCTTCAAACATTGAATAATATCCATCAAACAATTGTTGAATGATGTTCATTATTGTTGATTTACCAGTTCCTGCTGAGCCATATAGAACAATAAACTTCTGAATCCTTTTACTGTCTCCAGATATAATTGAACCGATGGCCCATTCGATTTTTTCTCTCTCTTCTGGATTATATAGAGTCGAGATTAATTCTTCATAATTTGGAATATTAGCCTTGGCCATTGCATATGGAAGCCGTTTGCTCACATAGTCCTTCTTTGTTACTTCCGTGTTAGAGAACGTTATCTCTGAATCAAGTTCGTGGTAATTGTCCGGGAGTGACTTGACGTACTTCTGCCATTCAACCCATTTATTTGATGAGAAATTGCCGAGTAGTCTTAACTCATAAGGTTGAGTACATTCTTGACCTTTCTTATACAATTCTGCATCGATGAGTCTTTGAACAGTTTTTTCGTCAGTAGACCATAAACCAGCTTCTTCGTCCCATACAGCATAGAAGCTTTTTCCCCGAATCATCAAATCATCGCATCTGCTTGAAATATGAAACTCCGGATAAAATATAATTGCTCCGTTTTTGTATTGCGTCTGAATTGTTACAAAATCTAACAACCTATCACCTCCTTTTCAAAAATATAAATAGCTTAGGCATTACATACCGTTTTCTTTTTCAAACTTCCAGAGAGACCGGGTTCTTTTGATTTTGTACTGGATGTGCTCCTTAATCCTGTCTTCGCTTAAATCGTGATTCTTGATACAGATTTGTAATACCAAAAATAAATCAGCAATCTCTTCTTCAAGATGTGCCTTGTTTCCTTCATTCCTAAGGATCTTAGTAACCTCTTTCTGAAACTCGCTACATTCTTCAACACAACAGAAATCCTGATACAAAGTGCCATCGTTCTCCAACGCTTCGCTTATGAATTTGTCTGGGATTTCCGCAAACTTTAATTTACCCAAAATATCACCTCTTTTCGGGGGTGGCTAAAAATGTGGCTAATTTTACTTTTTTACTATTTAAATATATATTTTTTTCTATAAATAGATTAAAAATATTTTTAGCCATTTAGCCATTTATGTGATAATTTCACACAATTTTCACAAAAAACCTTGATTTTTGCCCAAAAATGGCCTAAAAACGCCTATTTTTTGCCAATTTTTGGCATTTGTTAACAATTTGTTCACATTTAAGTGGCTAGAAATGTTTTCAAAACTAGCCACATTTTTAGCCACTTTTGACCATTTTTAGCCACTTTTAGACTTTTTCACTCCAAATTCGGTTCAAACAGTTCATAATTTTCTGCCAAGTACCATTGCATCTGATACCAAATATCAACCTTGCGCATGTCTTCGCTTCTCTTTTTTATCGGAAAAGGAGACTTATTACCGTTAGAATCGAACCGTCTATCGAGCCATCTGGTCACGACCATGCGAACATAATTCTCTGCTTCACTCGTGCATTTGTCATTTGTGAGATAATCCAAGCCAAGATTATTCATAAATATCCAGAACCATTTGTAAGTGCGATCGCCTTCCAGTGGATCATACATCACAAATTCTGCACGTTGAGCAAGTGCTACAAGCATCTCGAGAACTCGACAAGGACCCTGCAAAACTTTGTCAGGCGAAATATCATTCTCCATCATGTATTCTTCCCTGAGACGTTTACCATCTTCAGCTCGAGACTCATCGGATTCAAGATCGTCGAACCAATAAAACTCCATCTCAAACAGGAAAGAAAGAAGATAGCTATAGCAAGAAGCCATACTGAACTCGTACTCATATGTTCCGAGTTTTGGTAACTCCGGACAATTAATATCAATGGTTGGCTTATAGTCAATCATGTCAATTAACCAGCAAATGTAATCTTTATCACCTGAATCTTCATATGGTATCATCTAATCTTTACCCCTTTCAAAATATCAATAGTCCATGTTGTTCATTGGACAAGGGCCATTCTGTCTGAGAATATCATAGTCTATCTTATTAATTTCATCTCGAATGTATAGAATCTCATTACCATAAGAATCTCCAAGCAAGTCAAGGTAATGTTCGTCTCCGATTGTGTCATTAATATCCTCAATAACTTCATCTGCATCAGTAAACAGCATCTGATCATCAGGATACCATATCAGAGTTAAATTTTCATATGTACCATAACCCTGGTCAAATTCTTCGCTCGAAATAGGATGTATTTCTGAAATATAATCCTTTCTCATAATATTTTCCTCCGTAGTATAGTTGTTTTCAACCGCCTTACTAGATATTCTAGTATAGTCAGTATATGATGATGCATTAGGCTTAGAAGAGTCTGGGGTAGTTTTTGTATCACTACCCTCTGGCGTCTTCTTTTCCTCCTCATACTTCTTCTCATCGAATGTATGAATGAATTTCTCGTTCTCCTCTAAAGTACGATTGCAATCATCATATGCAGCATCGATTTTCTTGTCAGCAATTTTCTTAGAAACAAAGAATCCTGCAACAAACCCAGCAATAACGCCGGAAGCTAAAAATATAACGTTCTTAGCCATAATATTCATGGTAGTTCCTCCTTTATATTAAATTCTTTATCTTCTCAATGTTGGCGTCAACCTGTTTAGCCAGAGTATCGGTGGTTGAAAATATCAAAGACGCCGTTTCCTCAGCCGTTAATCCGCTAACTAGTATAAAGTCTTCTCGACTCACGCAGCATCCAGTGTCAGTATACTTAAACACTATAATCTTTATGCATTTGTTATAATCGTTATAATAAAGTCCCGCTGGTGCAGTCTTTATAGCAAATCCTCTCTCAAATAGATTGCTTAAAAAGCTACACCATTTCTCATATTGTTTTCTGGTATCCATTATTCACCCTCCGCTTTTTACATATTTCCTAAACTCAACCATAATATCATTTGCCATCTTACGAATGGCTTCAATAATGGCTTCCTCATCGTCAATCGGCACAAACTCAACCACATGCATAGGATGATAAATCCCATCATGAAATACCTTTGATACATTGATTCGAAAATAGTCGTTAACTAGCATTGGAGAGAAGCTAACCCCATATCCATTAGCAGTCATCTCCTTAAGAATATCAATCAGCCGATTGTCCATTTTTATTCTCTTCTCCTTTCTCTATTAATGATTGTTCCAAAATATCAAGCTTATTAGCAAGATAACGGATAGTCTCAATCAATTTCTTGTCAACCTCTTCCCAGCTTTGGCTGAAATTATATAAATTAGTTAATGTCGCTGACTCAAAATGAGGATATCTCCTAAAACCACGACCGTTATCAAAATAATGAGTCATGGACTTGGATACTGTAACTACTATCCACGAATGGTCAAAACTATTATGGTTAAATACCACAGAATATCCATTTAAGATCATCTCCAGAACGACACTGCTCAATGATTCAATCATTATTTATGCTCCTTTCAAAAATATAAATAATTAGTGTCTTCTCTTCTCGAACTTAACCTTGGGTTTTCCAGTGACAATATCATCAATTTTGTCATAGATTACACCATCAACGTTGAAGTCAAGCAGAAAGTCTCTCTCGAACTGGTCATCTTCAGCATCGTGAATGTTAGGAAGGCCGAATGAAATATAATTATCCTTTCCTCCGTCAACCCAACCTACAACCTGTCCAGCAGATGTATGAGGTAGTCCGAGCAAGTCATAAGCTTCGTTAAGAATTACATAACCTCTTGAGTGAAGCAGATAATTTGCGTACTGTTCCTGGGACTGGATGAAGAATCTGTTGTATCCGACCTGCTTTTTCCATTCCTTAGAGCTATATTCATCAAATAACACAGCATAATCACTAGTACCATCAAATTCGTCACAATCAATCGCCCGAGTATCCTGATTTAAAATAACATCTTCATCAGTGTCTACATCGTGTATAATATCGCCCTTTTTAAATGTCGGATGAGTATAACGATACTTGAAGTCCGCATCTTCACCAAGATCTTCGCGTACGTTTTCACGATACTTATTGAACTGGTTTTGTACGATATTATATGCCGCCGTTACTGCAAGATTTCTCTTATTAAGGATTCTGTTAGAGCCAATGAGACAAGCAATCGAGGCCGCACCAACAAGAATAGCCGGTCCATAAAGTCTGAGCATTTTTGCTGATGATTTGTAGTATACAGTTACTACATCTTTCTTGTAGTCGTCTTCTGTGTACTTATCAGAACCATCATCGTTTACGATTTCGTACATTTCCTCTTCTTCATCAGTAACGTCCTTGTCAACAAAGATTCTCTTAACAGTATTAATTTCATCAAGTTCTTTCTTGCTGTCCTCAAGAATATCACTGGCTTTTACCGTAGCTCTGCATGCAAGAATGGTTGTCCCTACGACACCTACGATACCAGCAACCATAAGGATGGTCGGGCTGTTTTTCTTGAGTACCAGAGAAGCTTTACTGCAAGCTCTGTGCGTTGTGTGTGCTAAATTAGCAATCATTTCCATTTTCATAATAATAACTCCTTTTCTAAAAATATAAATGTTGTTTTTCACGCGAAGCGTGTAGTGACATATTTACAGCTCTCTCAAAAGCTGGATGATCCAGTAGACACTTTATCTCGACGACCGAATGATTTTTAAAATATCTTTCCCGTAGCAACTTCACAGTATCGTCAATGATTACTTGAGTTGTACGAGAAATTCGTTTTCCGTTCTCAAATCTCGATAAAGTGTCTACACATACCCCAGATATCTTAGAGAATTCGATTAAATTGATACCGAGAGCTTTACGCCAGGCCCTACACCAATAAAAACTCAAAATATCAATCACTCCTTATCACTTTGGTTTGTTGTAACCAGGCATAATTACGAATAGTGCTCCGATGAATAATGTAATAGCGCTCCACGTGCCATCTTCAAGAGGATGCGCTGCGAGAAGCATGAACGAGAGACCTATCATAATGGCTCCGAGGATTCTAAATATCAATGTAGCAAGGAACAGGTCATTCTTTCTCTGCTGGTATTCACGTTTTCTTGCTCGCTCTCTCATACGAGAACCGTAGAATTTTTCTCGCTCCTCCTGACGAATTCGATACTCGAAATCTTCCAAATCAATGAAGACCCATTCTCTCTTATCTTTTCTGTATTCACCGGAGCCTGTTTTGGTAACTTTTAAAGTTTTGGACTCATCTTTTTCTTTGTAAGCCAAGTTGTTCATAAATTATTCCTCCTTGTTACTGTCTGAAATAGTATTTCTCACTGTCCGAAATAATGACTGCGGATTGGATAGTTTAACAACATTGTCATAATGCGAAATATCATTCATATTGAACCATCCAATGGTGTGATATGCAGAATCCATTGACTTCGTATTTTCAGCATCAAAACCGACCATCCTTAAGATAGCATCTGCCGAAATATAATAAGCTTCATTGGTTTTATCGAAATAATCATCAAGCAAAGTCATAAAAAGCTTAGCGTCATCGTAAAACGCAAATATCAACGTGAGACTATTTTCTCCATGATAAAACAACGAATCGAGAACCTTAATGCAATTCATTTTTGAGTCGATTAGCTCATACGCTTCTCCAATAGGCGTGTCTTCAGAATCATCTTTCTTATTGAGAATATCAATTATTTTATCCATATGATCTTTCGCGTTCGCTTCGATTGTACGGTCGTCGATTTTTTCTGCTACGTCTCTCTCATCAATACCCTTCAAATGATTAAGCAGATGTGTAGCATACCAGATTGCCTTTTCGATGTCCTGAATGCCGTTTTTATGTTTCCAACGGCAAATATACTTTATAACATTTGCCGTATCAACAGCCTCAATACCATTAAGTCCATCTGTAAAAGACTCAATAATATCAATAACCTCAAGACCATTCCTACTCTGATAATGTGACGGATGTGATACCATCTTATCAGCCGATTCATAATTACTATCATTCATGTAAATGCTCCTTTTCTAAAAATATAATTTGTTTTTAATTTTTAAAGTCGACCATTTGAAGCCTCTTTAAGCAATGGATAAGCAATCTTCATAACCTCAATCATTTGTGGATGCGGTTTTCCTGTAGTTCCTCGGAGTCTCAAATCAAGAATATGCTCCCACTCTTGTTCAGTAGCAGTAAGTATAATTTCCGTTTTTAGACAATTAGGAAGAAGGCATCTAGCTTCCTGAGGGGAATATCCATATGAAAGCCAGTCAAAATACTCACCCTCTATACTCTCACAAAGATGATGCCACAGTCTAAAATCCACGTCATCTTTAAGAAAACAAGGTTCAATAAACGTAAGCTCAGAACCGAATTTGCCCTTAGAATAATTGCAATATCTTGTGGATTCCTGAGCAAAACTGCAAGGTCTGTGTCTTACAAGTTCGTGAGAAACGCCTCTATCACATACGAATTTTATAGTATGCGTAATATGTTTCTTGACTTCAAACTCCGCAAAGTTTTTTTCGAGTAATTCTGCTCTTGAAATAGGCTTTACATCAAAATGTAAATGAGATGGTGCATATTCAAAAGCACTTTGATATGGGAACAATCCACCATACCCAAACTCATACAACTTCTTAAAGAGAATATTAAGTGTAGGATACATAGAATCAACCGTCAGACCATCTAATGAATATATCTCGTTATACAACGACACCAGAACTCGAACGTTGGTTGAAACGATATTGCAGTTTCGATAGACAAATGATGGATCCAATAGATCCAATGCCGAAATCTCGTCAGAATCGGTAGAAATGTTGATATATTTCAAATATAAATCAGGAGAGTCAGTTTCCAGAACGTCTTCAGACATTTCTCTCAAAAAACGATTTCCCATCCGAAATATAATAGTAGCGTGTTCAAGCATAGCTAGATGATTACGCTTAATCAATCCCTGTACGAACTTATGAGCGCTTCCAGGAGCTATTTTATCCTCTGATTTATAGCATGTACGAGCTACTATCTCGATAAGCTCCTCGGCAGCCATTATTCCTTTAGGATTGATGATTTCCGCAGAAGGTTTTACAATATTCATTATTTATACTCCCTAAATATGATTTTGTCAGGATCCTTATCGTCGATGTGTGAGTTAAGGTCGAGGAGTTTTGCGTCTTTTTCCTCGTCAACATTCCTATACCAATCCTTTAGTGAAAGCACACAAGTAGGGCACAAATCAAAATATCCTGCAACATGTTTATTAAAGTTTGTGTCTTCTTCCATTAAACGAAAGCCGTTAAAATCTCTTTTATATTCTTTACTAGACGCATAATATGGTATATAATGGTCTCCGCATCGGTCGCATTTTTTCGAATTCATTATTTATACTCCTTTCAAAAATATCAAAACGTAAGAGGCTCTGTTTAGAACCTCTTATAGTTTTTCAGTCATGCTTTAGCCCTTTCTCTCGTTCATCTTCAGTAATTATTGCTTCTATCCCACGATATACGCCCATTAAAGGTAGTATAATCACGTCGATAAGAAACAATCTGCATACCAAAAACTCTAAAATGCCCGGCATAAATATCAACTCCTTCATTATAGAAGCTGTTTATACCGCGATTAACCAATGGGCTCTGGTCTAGGAAGCCTAAGCTCCCAACCATCTCTGGTTTTTATAACCCTCGCTTCTCGAAGGTCGTACCAACCCCATTTTTGGTCGGTCCAATCAGAAGAAACATTAGCAAAATCATAAAAATCAGCTACTGAAACAGTAGAGTAATCCATTAAGTAATCAACCATGCAATCTAAAACCTGATTTGCCTCTTCTCGACTATCAAATACCACCTGGTCGATATGATTTCTAGCAGATTCTCCGGACCTATTTGGCTGACTTTTCTGATTATTGTTTTTGGAATACTGATAATACGGAGTTCCAGAACCGCTTCTTACGTTTCCACGCCTTGTATTAGGTCTTCCACCATTACTTCCATGAAGCATCATAGAGATGGTAGATGTAACAATATCCTCAAAAGCATCTTTTAATCCAGGTATGATAACATCGTTTAAAATATAACCTTTTACAGTTCCTACGTCTTCGCAAAGAAACACATCTGCAAATTTTTGACTAAGAGTTTTCTTCTTTTTAGTAGCTTTAACAGACGTGGTTGTCTTTTTTGGAACCGTAAGAGATGAGTTTTTCTCTTTATCGACATTCGAATTACCAGGATACTTTATCGACGGTTCACTCATCAGCATTTTTTCCTTTCAAATCATTGGGACTAGGTGTCGAGAACGCCTTAAACGGAGTATTATATGCATGAATAAGTGTCTCTTTTGCAGCTTCTGTATCGAAGTCGCATTCATTCTCAACTGCTTTGGCAAACCTATCGAAATCCTCTTCGGATAAATCGCATGAATATTCTTCGCTTGCCGGATAGTCTTCCGAGTAATCGATGTCTTCAGAAAAATCAATATCCTGACTCGGATAAGGCTCTTCAATATTCTTTTTAAGAGCTTTTGTATTCTCAACCGCTTCAGCAAACCTGTCAAAATCTCTAATGACTTGACCAGCAGCCAAATCTCCTACTAAAGAAGCAATGGCTGCAGTTCCGAGGTTGATAAATATCTTCGTGACTTTGCCTGTGTTTACAGGAATAAGTTTGTTTATCCCGTGCTTTACGATTATCATGGAGCCTATAGCAGAAGCTCCACCAACGATCGTCTTGATTCCCATGCCTATTTTTTTGTTACTCATGATTGAGTCCTCCTTTAAAATATCAATATTAAGATTCTTTATACTTTTCTTTGAAATCGGTACGATATACGGTACATACTTTACCCATATTGCGTAACCGATAAATATTTTGTTTGGTTGCTCGTGATTTACCATTCCATATAGCAAATCCTCTCGTGCAATCATAACTCATACGAATATCTTTTTGCTTATGATAATCCCGTTCAGAATACTTTCCTTCATCAATATCAAGCGGAATAATCTGCCATTGAACAGAACCGTGGAAATTTCTTGGAGCTTTTCCACTAGTATATACGACAACTTTATTATAATGGTTGTCGTATAAATACTCCTGAACAAGCGAATCCACTCCAGCGGCATCACCGATTAAAAATATAACGCCAGCCTCCATAAAACGGTCAAGATATGACTGAGCGACCAATGGAAGTTGTGAAATAGACAAGCTTCCACTTACAAAAACCTTTGTTGGCATCGTAATTACCTCCTTTTCAAAAATATAAATTAATGTATTCTGTTCTCCAGTCTTGACATATACTCTGAATAGTAGATTTCTTTCCATTCGCCGTCAACCTCTTTGAAATATCTATTGATTACGAGAGGTTCTATAAGTGACGGTTTGTTTATATGCTTAATAGCAACGGTGTCAAAGTCTCCGTTTTTCTCATCGAAAAGAAACTCATAGCAGTACGCCTCTATAGGTTTATCATCAGGATAATATGGCATCTTGATCGGATACATATCATCAATTACCTTATTAATAAGACTGGATGAAAACGATACATTCGGATGATTCAGATTGTAGCAACGTACCCTGTCAACATCGTGATATTCAATCGTTCCGTCAGATTTTACGCATTTGAATAATGCAGAATATCTTTTATTCTGATACTCGGTTACGTCGTCTTTAACAGAAAGTATTATATAAGACCACTCATCATCCTCTCCAGAAAGAGCAGTAAGAGGTTTGCCATTAATGAGACGATTAAGAATCTGTTTGGTTACCATGATGCTCATACCGCTATGTCCATCCTCAAGAAGAGACTCATACGCTTTTAACGCTGACTGATAGCATCCGCTACTATAGAAATCGTCTTCGATTTCATGCGCTAACTCAATTTCCTTTTCAGCCCATGCTTTCATGCTCATAATAAATAGCTCCTTTCAAAAATATAAATGTTAGTCCAGATTCTTGAGCGCATCTAGTATCCAATCATGGTAATCAAAGATGCCGGACGCCATATCTGGAGTAAATATGCTGTTAAATAGACCTTCTTTGAACTCGTCAGAGGATTCTTTAACATCTTTTTGGTTCTTAGCCTGTTCGCCCATAATAAATCAAATCCTTTCAAAAAATATAAATACTAGAAAACCTAAGAGGCCCTGTTTAGAGCCCCTTATGGGTTTATTTTCTAGTTTCTTTTTGTTGGTTTTGAACCACCAAATAACTTAGTCAATGCCGTCACTATCTTCAGACAAATCAGAATCGTAATCATCGTCGTCCAACTCCTCGTAATCATCCGTAGACGAGTCTTCGAGCATCAAAGTATCATCGTCACTTCCATGAGTAGCCGCATAAGCAATCGCTCCGCCAACCGCAGCAACTGCAGTTATAGCAATAACCTTTGCTACGCTTTTACCCTTGTTAAGTAGCTTTGCTTTCTTTTCCTCTCTCGCTTCTCTCTTCTCGCGGATTTCTCTTCCGAGTTTTTCGTCAGCCTCATGCTGATTAACCTCTTCCGTAACATCCTCAGTCTCAATAACCTCTTCGACTTCCATTACTTTTTCGTTTTCGTTCATAAAAACCATCCTTTCAAAAATATAAAAACTAAAGCTTCTTATGCTTCATTATACGACTTGTTTTTTGTGCGAATATAAATAGGAGCATCCAATACAGACGCTCCTAAATAGTTCAATTCTAGATTAGTGAAATCGATTATCGAGATTATGCGCCCTATAATCAAGCACCAAACACGGCTCGTTCGCATCTACCAAATCCAGCAATTCACCGGACTCCTTAATTCCATCTGGAGTGAATGCACAATAAATATAATGCATCTCAATAGGTCCGTCGTATTCATATACCCAACCTTTGTCTTCTCCTAAAGGAATATCATCTAAACCAAGCTCATAGTAGAACTCATTCAAGGTTATTGTATCTTGTTGTATGAGTATAGCATTGGCCTTATTTACCGCTGCCTTAACCGCCTCGATGCTTGAGCGGAAGTATTGCCCAGATAAATAATCTCGACAAAGCATGTTACCATTTCCGGTAGAGATAATATCATTTGCTTTTGGAGGATTCTGCTTTATTGTTTCCTGCGCAACTGCTTTCTGAATCTCCCCAGCTTTGTTTTCTCCAACCGTCTCGATAATCTTATCCTGATAGGTAGATAAGGCCTTCTCACTCATCGTATACGCTGCTACAAGTGCGGCATTACGCTTCATGTTAATCGTGTTAGCACCTATAATACATGCTGATGTGAGAACTGCGCTAACTGCTACTGGCCAGCATACCGGAGCAATCACCTTGACCGTTTCGAACTTAGTCAGCGGTTTACCTTTTTCTTTTGTTGCCTGCTTCTTAACCTCGACTGCTTTTGGGGTAACCTTAGCTGTCATGCCTATACATGTCATGACCCCCACAACCGCTGCACACGTGAGGATTACAGGACTTTTCTTGGATACCACTTTAACGGCTCCTTGGACCAACATTTTTACATTAACCATCATCAAAACTCCTTTTCTAAAAATATAAATGATTGAAAAAATTAAAAGAGGTCGTTTTCCCTTCCTCTTCATTATAGCGTTTGTTTTTCTTGCGAGAAAAAGAAAGAGCCCTTGTTTTGGGCTCCTCTTTTACACATGTCTTAGTTTTTCATTTTTTCTTTTAATTCGTCAAATGCCTCTTTCATTTCAGCATTTAGTTGGGCTTTAAATATGGGCTCTGCAACCTTTTTATCAAATACACCCAGCAAGGCATAATACGTAGCAATACACCCAGCACCAATAATAGCCGATACGATTAATGGCGGCTGTTTTTTTGTTACGATAATTTCGCCTGCGGATACAGTAGTAGTTGCAATAATAAGTGTGCCAACCCCAAACGTCACCCAATGTGCAACGCCTAATAATGTCGATTTCTTCATAAAAACCATCCTTTCAAAAATATAAAAACTAAAGCTTCTTATGCTTCATTATACGACTTGTTTTTAATGCGAAAAAGAAAGAGCCCTTGTTTAGGACTCCTCTTTTAAAGTCTACATTAACCATTGATACAAATATAAATAGGTAATACCAAAGCTCAGAGCAAGTGATAATGCCGTTAAGAGTGTCATAGTCTTGGTTTCGCCTTGATCTATTCTTGCTTTTATCTTTTTAAAAAATATAAATTTCTCAGCAAGAAAGCTAATAACCAAACCAATAATAAAACACACCATAAGACTTATCACCACTCCAGTCATAAGTAATGCCATAATTTTAATAATCGTATCCATAAATATCAACTCCTTTCATTATAGTCACTGTTTTTAATGCGAAAAAGAAAGAGTCCTTGTTTAGGACTCGATCTTTTAACAATCTTATTCATGCTTGTTCTTTCGACCACATCTTATAACAGACGCAATAGCATCAATTACATTCGAAATGCTCATTGCGAATACAAATATAATGGCCTCAATAATTTCTAACATAAATATCAACTCCTTCATTATAAGGAGTGTTTTATTCGCGTGCGGAGTCTTTTAACATTTTATCGATTTTAGCATTAGTTTTATTGACGAATTCGGGAATATCATCCAATAATTCAGGTGACGCATACAATATTCCAAGTTTATACAACTCGGTGTAACGATTGCATAATTTGCATAAGCTTAACATGGTATCTATTACAGACCGGTTCTGCAATATTCTCTCTATTTCTTCCATACTTTTCTCAAAATCTTCCTTATTCATATCGAAATTCTCCTTTCAAAAAAATATAGCGCCTTGTTTCAGACGCTATAAGTTCGTTAATAAATGACATTTTCCTCCTTAAGTCTTTCACCTACTCGTTCCAGTTTCTCAGTTTCGTATGCGGCATTACTCAACTCGTTTCCATAAGCCTCGAGTTTATCAGATGCCAATAATCCTATTACCCAAGAACTAGCATAACCAAGTGTCTTTAACCACTTAGGAATGTTATCATTCTTGTTAATAGCAATACATAGCATCGTAATAAATGCTCCAACGCCTATAGCTCCAATCGTATCATACGCATTTGCTACAAACTTCATTACCTTTGAACCTTTCATAAATAAAACCTCCTTAAAAATATCAAAAGCCTTTATGCTTCATTATAAGGGGTGTTTTTATGCGAAAAAGAAAAAATAAGAGGCCTTGTTTAGACCCCTTATTATAAAATTAGGTTAAATTCGTCTAAGAATTCATTTAAGAACCCCTAAATCTTCTAAAATATCTTCCGTGTATTCCCCGTTTCGTTGTCTTCGAACAAGCTCCATACGCTCATCATTGTCAAGTTTTCTGCGTAAACGCCAATGAATCCCTGTTGACGGGTCATAATAGGTTGTGTCTATACGCTTCTGTTTCTTCTCTTCTGCGGTTGGTTCGAGCTTTTTAATTACTCTACCAAGCTCAACCATTCCGTATATAGCCATACCAGCAAGCGCTACAGCCTCATCTTTATTCTCCGTAGCCCAGGTTTTAACATCTCTCGCCTTATTCTTAACTTTGACCTTAACGTTCTTTACCTTGTTCTTAACTTTATCCCATTTAGATTCAGGGACGTCCACCACAATCTTTTCGTCCATTTAGAACAACTCCTTTAAAATATAATTTTCCGAAGACCTAATTCTTCATTATAGCACTTGTTTTTATGACGAAGGGAAAAAGAAAGAGCCCTTGTTTTGGGCTCGATTCTTTTAAAGTTTTTCTAAATATACATCGTCACTTCTTAAAATTACCTTAATAGGGTATCCATGATGTTTTGCCGATCTAAGCAAATTAGAATAACACGATTTTGCTGAGCAATAGTCAGCGCTAGTAAATTCGACTTTTGCCGAAATCATATCGCTATCCATAAACTCCTCAAAAAAGTCCATCAAATTGTGCTTATACGTTTTACGTCTAGGAACCCTCTCAACATTTACGATTTTCAATGTAAATCACTCCTTTCATTATAGAACTTGTTTTTATGCGAAAAGAGAAAGTCCTTGTTTAGAACTTTCTCTTATATGCTTTGATTTACAGTATCCGCTTAGTGGATTTTCACCTCCTTCATTATAGCGTTTGTTTTTCTTGCGAAAAAATATAATAGATAGCTTAAATCGCTATCTTTTGAAGAGGATTAGCTCGCTTCGAACGAGCGCCTTCACTCTTTTTATCGAGTGACGTGCTACCATTCACACCATTAGAGTAGTTAATTCTACTATCACCTCTTCATTATAGAACTTGTTTTTCTTGCGAAAAAGAAAGAGGCCCTGTTTAAGAGCCTCCAAAGTTTTACTTCTTCTTTCGGTTTTTCACCTTTTTGACAATCCATACAATGATAAAAATATCCAATACAATCGGTCCTAATGTTACCAATAATACTGGTGATGCCGTAATAATTCCTGCTCCTATACATATTAACAAGAAACTCGCCAAAATCAATACTACTAATGTAATCATAACAATTCCTCCTAAAATTAAAATATAAATCATTTATAAGACGATGTCTTCATTATAAACTGTGTTTTTTATGCGAAAAAAATATAGCGCCTTGTTTCAGACGCTATAAATTATAGGTTATTCTGACTTGATTTTATCATACTTCTTCGCAATAGAGTTTACAGTAGACTCGGGAAGCTTAAGCTCCTTAGCTATTTCAGCATTACTCATTCCTTCAGAATGCATATGCTTAACTGCTACCTCAGTAATCTCACCAAGTCTTATCTGACATCTATGCATCGCATGACGTATTTCCTCTGTAGTCATAAATATCACCTCCTCATTATAAGGAGTGTTTTTTTTATGCGAAATTGAAAAAGAAAGAGCCCTTGTTTAGGACTCCTCTCTTTAAGTCATTTCTTTTCTTTAACTAAATTAGCACGTGTAACACAACCAGTCAACTGGCTAATTATGAACTTTGCTACTGGTACAGAAACTCGGTCGCAATATACGCCATGATTGGTTTCGTACATCAATTCTATCATACCATCATCCGTAACCTTGCCTCCCATGAATCTTATCTCAGTATTCTCAGTCACAATTTCAGTTTGTTCTTCCTTGTGTGTAAGTTTCTTAATAAAGTTTTTCATAATAATCAACTCCTTCATTATACTCCATGTTTTATTCGCGAAAAGACAAAAAAAAGAGAAGCCGTGTTTTAATTGCGACCTCTCTTTGATGCTTTTTTAAGCTAAAATACCTTTTTTCTTGAAATATCATTTCATCCAAGATTAGATTTTAGGCTTTCCAAGGTAACTAAACCCTTTTCCAGTAATAATATCTTTCTCCTCAAACTTTGTGATACGCCTCAAGCCAACGAGATTAGTCATACAAGGAATTAATGTCGTTGCAATCGGAATAACCCAGTCGCGAATCGGATTTTTCTTATCTTTTTCTGCATTCTTGGCTATCGCCTCTGTCAACACATTAACATTCTCTGCGATTACCTTTCTCTCTTCAGCATCTTCGCACGTCATCAAACGCTCGAGTTCCAAAGATAATGATTCCTGAAGTTCGGATTTAATCTTCTCTTCAGCCTCTTTCTTTGCCTTTCTCTTTTCAAACATTTGACATTCTCCTTTACTAAAAATATTAAAGCTTTTATGCTTCATTATAGTCACTGTTTATGCTGCGATTTAGAATATCTTACAGAAAACTCTACATCGTCGCGTGTTTTTAGCTCTTCTATGTCAATAAAGAGATTCAAACCAAGATCTGTTCCGACATCACTGTCCACCACAACAAGTGCTCCGTCTTCTTTGTCAGATGGTTGTCTCACTTTGTTGATTATTAGAGAAATTACAAACGTAAGCGACAGTAAATATAACCAGAAATACTCATAGTCGATGGATGTCGATGTTAATTCTATAGTGAAAAAGGCAGAAATACCTACTGAAATGGTATTCCAGAGTGCGCTTTTTATAAGTTTTAGGCTCCTCATTATTACCTAAACTCCTTTCTAAAAATATAAATTAGATTTTCTTTCCGAGCTTCTTAATAAACTTAGCTCCTGCGATTCCGTTCTCCTTGTACCCCCACTTTTTCAACAGCTTGTTAACCGCCTTTTCTGTTCCTGCGCCGAATCCGCGGTCGTTCTTTATGTTGTACCCTGCGAGGATAAGCAACTGCTTCAAAGCAAGCACGCCGTCCGACTTATCTCCGCGTTTGAACCCCGTAGTGTCAAGTACCGTTTTGGTAGTCGAGGATTTGACGTAGCCATTCTTGCCTGCCGATTTAATCTTCGTGGGATAATCGACATAGCAGTAATCGCGGTCTACGTTTCCAGAAATGCCGTTCACCGTTCCCGAAGAGGTGTACTGCCACATACCGTAATCGCCGCTGTAGTTGCATTTTGTCGCGTATTCTGCAATCCAGAGCGCGTATTTATTGGCTACGTCAGTAGAGATATACTGCTGTAACGGACTGCGCGAGATGTATAATCCTGCGTAATACCCGGCTGATTCAAGCTCTCCACAGAATGCTTTGACTATGCTGTCGCAAAACGACTTGCCCTTTGCGAACTGCGTGCTTTCCTCGAGGTCGAAATAAATCGGATAGTCAAACTTCTTACCTTTGATAACCGCAAGACAAGCCTGAGCTTCGAGCTTGGCATCTTCAACCGAGCTTGCATAGCTGTACCAGTATGCGCCTACCGACAAGCCTGCCGCAGTAGCGTTTTTGTAGTGTGTTTCAAACTGTGGGTCTTTCTGCTTGGTATACTTGCCGTAGCCTGCACGAATAATTACATAGTCGATACCGCTTGCCTTGACCTTGGCGAAGTCAATGTTTTTCTGATACTGCGAAATATCAATGCCCTTTTTCACGTTGTTTCCTCCATTTCCTCGTATTCTTCTCCTGTAATTTCATAGAATTCCTTAGCGGTAATCCATTTCTTTTCAACGGAATCACGAACACGCTTGATGTTCCACAATCCGCTTTCGTAGAAATTTTTGACTTTTTCAAATTTGCTCGTCATCATCGTCCGTTACCTCCGTTTCATCTTCTTCAATGTCAACGTCCGTCATCATCGCAATGTATTCGAGGTCTGCGTTGGCTTTTGCGATTTGTGCTTGAAGTTTTGCGTTTTTTCGTCTTTCCTCAAATAACTGTTCGTGAATTGATTTATATCTGAACATTGTAACTCACCTCCGATTAGACTATGCAGCAAGCCGGGGCGACTCCGTAACTATTGTACGCATTGCCGCTGCTCAAAGCTCCTGAGGTACTCACATAGCGCATATGGCTGGCATCATTTATGGCCGTCGGGGAGCGCAAGCACCAATACTGTGCCACACCATTGCGGTATTTAATACGGTTCGTATCGTTGCCCATATTCGCCGCCGAATAATCGGAATAATTCGCGTAATACGGATATGCAGAACCCTCGTTAATATTATTTTCGAGTCCTGCGTAAATTTCAGAGCGTGACAGCAAGAATATCAGTTCGTCAGACGTATCAGAGCCGCCACCGTCTGTAACTGTGTTGCGTGCTGTGACTTTCTTTACTTTGCCGAGAACGGACAAAAAGTCAGCATCAACTCCGCTGAGGAATCCTGCTTCCGATGTAGCCCATGTAGGCGGTCTGTCAAACTTCGTCTCAGGCGTCCAAACACTACCTGCAGCCTTATCAGAGTTTATAACTTGTCTTATTGCCGACTCTAAGTAATTGTTTGAACCATATGCCAATCTATGGAGTGAATTCAAATTGCCCTGTACAGCTATTTGGAACGTGCCAAGTGAAGTTCCTCCTGATCCCTCCGTTACAGTTGCACTTTCAATCTCCGCAGTCAAGCTATTGCTTGCGTAAGTATGCACAGTCCAAGAGTCAGTAGTTGTGTCGGGCATACGCTCAAATCCAACAAGCTGTCCGCCTGCGGGAACGGATTTTGTCAATGTAAACTGATAGGTCTTTCCCGCTACACAATTAGTACCCAAGTTAACGCCACAGGTTACATTGTATGTTCCTGCCGGAAGTTCAGTCTCACAGTAGTAGAATGCCTCATTCCTATCAAACTGTAGGCTTGCATAGCAATCATGCAACTGCAAGGTCATCGAATGCGTGTAATTCTCATCTGACGGAGTATCGCAGTCAATACCAATAATATCCCACGTCAGCACTTCATCACCTTTATTACAAGTCAACTGGTCTCCAATGCTGAACACCTTTGAAGCCAATCCTGAACGCACAATAGCTTGAACCTCAGCCCATGAAGTCGGAGCGCTACCGTGATAAATTTTGATTAGGGTTTCGATGTCGGTTAAATCCGATTTTATCCCATCTAAAACCCCGTCCGCAATCTTATCCGCTGTAACAGAGCCATCTGCAAGCTTCTTAGTTGTGATGGAATCATCCGCAACTTGTAGCTTTTCATCATTCAATACATAATATGGAGTCCATTCGGTAACGGTGGAACCCTTTTCAACCTGATTTTTGCCCAAAAATCCGACCATAATTCCATTGTTTGAATGGTCATCAGAATATCTTACGTAAGCGCAGTTATCAGGCGTTGTGAAGTTTGAAACCAGACGTATTACTCTGCTTATAAATTTTTTATCAGAATCATAAAAAGCAATAACTAAAAAAGATGATAAGGAACCATCTACAGAAACAATATATTTTGTATTTGCTTCAATAGGAATATAATTCCTTGTCGATTGGGCGTTGTCTCCACTAGCCTGTAAGTCGCCAAGATAATTTACCGTATAGCCAGTTACAATGTCTGAATCATCGAAATAGTTTTTGCCGTTCCAAGTCCTTATCGCCGAAAAATCGCTTTTTAACTGCGTGACATTTTCTGTCAGCTCGGCATAGTCGGCAGAAAAACTATCTGCAACCGCCTTAGCATCATCAGCACTTGCTTTCGCCGACGTTTCACTCTCCGCCGCAGAATCAGCATAATTTTTCGCACCGTTCATAGCACTTTCAGCAGACGTTTTCGCAGATTCAGCCTTATCCGCACTCTCACTAGCCGATTTAGCCGACTGTGCGGCATTTTCAGCGGCAGTATTTGCAGATGACAAACTATCCGCCGCATTCGTAGCGGACGTTTCAGCGGCTTTCTGCGCTGCTTCGGCTTCTGATTTAGCGGACTGTGCGGAATTACTGTAGGTTTCGGCATTGTCTGCGTGTGTTTTAGCTTCCGTCGCACTGCTCTCGGCTTCTTTTGCATAGCTTTCAGCCGATTCAGAGAACCCCTGCGCCTTTGTGACTTCCGCTTTCGCCAAATCTACTTGTTTGTTTGCTTCGCCGACAGAATTGGAAGCTTCGTCTGCATATTTTTCAGCGTTTGTCGCTGATTCCTGCGCCGTGTCAGCATAGCCCTTGACCTCGTCAGCAGCCCCCGAAACGGATTCCGCAACCTCCTTAACCTCTGTTAAATCCTCTGCTGTCTGTGTAGCCGAATTAACCGCAGTTTCAGCAGATTCAGCGGCACTTTTCGCACTGCTCTCCGCAGATTCAGCCGCATTTGTCGCAACCGTTGCGGATTCTGTAACAGTTTCCACAGCGTTCTCCGCCGTCTGTGCCGCAGTCTCCGCACGTTCGGCACTCTTGCTTGCACTTTCCTCAATGCTTAGAACTTTCTCCAATGCGGAAACTGATTCCTCGTAAGTAGGAATTGGCGCAGATTCGCCCTCAAGGGATTCTTTGATTTCGGCTCTGAAAATGTTGGACTTCTTTATGTAAGTAAAATCGCCATCACTATATGCAACAGCGAGCACCTGAAGCTCTACGAAGCCGACTTCTCTGAGAAGACTAGGATGAATGACACATTTATCATCCTCGATTGAAATATCATACTGAACGCCATCAGAATACGAGATTCGGAGCTTGTAAGAGTCAGCTCCTTCTACTTTATAGTTCTCAAATATAATTTCTCGACTATCAATCTCGCCCATATAGCCAAGAAAGCCAGAATTCTGATTTATGAAGTATCTACTATCAAGGGAAACTTTCATTTTGAATTATTCCTCCTTGTTGCTTTCATCCATAATATTCATGACTGCCGATATGCCGGCGGCAATACCTGAGACGCCTACTCCGATTAGTGTAGTCTTAAGAGCGGACGTATTAGTGAAGTCAATAGTCGGAACAGCAATAGCAGCATAACCAATAGCCGACTGCACGAATGTTCTGATTGCTCTTTTTACCCAGTTTTTCATTTATGCTCATTCCTTTCTAAATCTTCTATTCGATGATTAGCTACTTTAAGCTCTTCTTTAGCCACAGCCATGTCTTTCTCGAGTATGTAAGTGCGTTCAACGTAATTATTATGCTTATCTACGCGTTCAGACAGCTTGTCGATCTTGTATTCGATCAATTTCTGACTGTCATACTGAGTCTGACGCATGTCTTTCCTGTTACTAGCAGCTATGATGAGTTGGCATCCAACTGCAGATACTGCTGTAATTATTGCTACTATAATTGTACTCATGCATTTACCTCTTATTCGTTGTATCGGACAGCGAGGTAGTTGCCTACATAATATCGCTCATTATTGAGTAGAATTAGGGAATCGGTCCAATCATCAGCATTTTTATTTGCGAATAGAACCCAATAGGCATCATCAAAGGTGTCTGATCCACAAATATCGACCGTCGGAACAAGCTGTATTAGACTTCCAGAAGTTTCCGTGGTGCTTCTTGGAGCCTGGAACGTTTTGACGTTTACTGAAGAATCAGTCATTGCATAGCTTCCATTATATGCTCCATATATCACCCCAGCACTTGTCGTCCCATCTTCGGATGTCGTTTTTCCTATAAACGAAGATATTGTATTCGTCGCATTTCCAAAGGCCACTCCAGTATCAGTAACAACCATGCAGTATGACCCAGTATTGGTGATTATATTCTTACTGTCGCTTCCATTTGAAATCTGATAATATGTGGTGTTATAAGGCCAGAGGAATAAAGTATCAGTAATATATAATCTATTACCATCGATCTTCTTAAATTCGTAATTTGCTTTTAAATCCTCGATAAACGCTGCCTGATCACTACCAGTTCTATTGATTATTTTGATCCCCATATATTCATCCCTCCGTATTTGTTACTGTTTCGTAGGTTCCTGTCTTAGCCGTAGCAACTCCTGATGTAATCAGTACCATTAATCCTGCTGTGGAGGCTTTACCATTGCTCAGCTCCGTCGATCCGAGATACTGCGTGATTTTTCCGCTGTCATCAACCACATAGTAAATGGTATTCTCATCCGGCGATTCGAGCGCGTCATAATCTTCTTTACTTATCTTAGTAATTGTCATTCCGTTTAAGCTATTCTTTAATGTAGCAACCTCTTTACTGTAGTTCTCAAAGACGGATTCTGTCGACAGTTTATTATTACTTACTGCAGATGGTAATACAGTCAATACAAATCTCGTAGCAGAAAGACATTCCCCGTTGCTTCCAAGTAGTCGTATATCTCCATAACCTCTTCCAGCAGCAGCTAGTGCTTTTTCGGATAAGAATAAAGATACTGTTCCATCTTTCGTATCTAGGGTAGCTTCCTGAGTAACCATTAAACCATCTGGTCTTAAGATTCTACATTCCGCAGATGACACGTCTGATAGCGATATGCTAGAAGAGTCATCAACAAAGCGAGCAGATAGAAATCGGGTATTGTTATCGTCCTGCTTGGCTATTACTTCAGCCTGAGAATTACCACTAATATCTAATACTATCTCCGTAGTATAACTTATCATTCAGATTCCTCCTTCTATTTTGATTTTGCAACGATGTCTGTTAATTTAATATCTTTTGAGCCAAAAGTCAAGGTTGGGGCATATGGCGTGTTCAATTCTAATTCGGTTTTTATTAATCGTATAGTCGTTAAGATTGATAAAAAGGGATTAAGGATCGTATACGTGTTTCCAGACTCATAACGATCAAATTCCTCGTCAATGAATGATAAATCCAGAGCCGAAATTTCAAACGACTCAGTCTCGAATACGTAATCATTCATCCAATCAACAGCGGCTCTGTATAATTCTCCAGATGTCGATATGTGATCTGGATCTGGATCATCATCAGTAACCTTTATGTCGTCAAATGTTACAATTTTATAGATTGGACCATATGTTTCATACAATGCCTTATTCTCAAGATACTCCTTATTGTAATCGTCATCATCACTCGGACGTGTACTTGTATAAGGAAGAATAGTAAGCCTTGTATGTCCGGTTTCAGGTTCTCCACTCAAAGGGATGATTCTAGAGAAGATCTCCGATATGTCATACTTTTTAGACATACTTTTAATATTAACTTTGGTTCTTAGAGCTTGTTCAACAGTCACGCCAAACGTTGTTGATGTAAAATCTATGTATCGCTTACCATTTTCATTACGAACACGAATCTCACCTTTAAAAGTATCTTCAAATATGGTTTTCATGGCTTCGTAAGTACTACTACCCTCAGCCAAATTAACATATGTCGGCAACCCAGTAACCTCAACCTCACCCACAGTAAATTGATTATCTGAAATAGCTTGGTTATTGTGGTTTGTGATTAGTTGCCTTAAAATGTTAACACTCGGTACTCCAGAAGCTAGTTCATAATTAAATATCACCGAGTCACAAAGATAAGCTAACTCTCCTTCACAGGAAATGGACTTTGTGTTTAAACCGTTTTCATCCATAGACTCATCCACAGAAGCGACTCGACCTCTGAATATAGACTTTTCAGCCAATATGTCATATACCTCGACTTTAGTAGTAGCCACCTGCAGATCAGAATATCCAGGATTTGATTGGTTTATTGTAAAATCGAACGTTGGAATATCAAAATTTACTCCTGTCGTAACTTTTGGCGATCCGAGAAATGCCACATCAGGATTTGAATAATCCAATATGGTGGTTTCGGACGTCCCCCTAAGTACAATTTTATACATAATCACAATCTCCTCTTCGTACTATCATAAGTCAAGGACAATTTTTTACTCGTTGTTCCAGACACGGTCAATAAATATAAACCGGATTTCACATCCATTGATGAGTCGCTAGGTCCATAAGTAGTTTCATTGTTATTGGAATCAGTTACCTTTATGGTAGGCAGTCCGGCGCTCTCAACCTTAATTGGAACGATCTCATATCCTATAGTTGCGAACGAGCTAGCTTCAGCCATTGTATAGGTCATGGCATGAATTTCGTCCTGAGTTATATCATCAAGACTCGTAACTGTAAAATATAAAGAGATAGCATAGAATAGGTTTCCTTGATGTCTTTTAGGAAGATAGATGTTAATAGCCGATCCGAACGTTGCGCCTGGAGAGTATTCTTTTTTGTTCATCATTACGGAAATATTTGTAATGGAAGAATTTACATTCGATATTCGAATCAGTGTAGGTTTTTCATAACCGTATTTTCCAACAGACAAAGTAACCGTAAAATGTTTAGCATCTACAGTAGATATTGTTTCATCTGCTAGACTATACGAGTTATAAACTGAACTTGAAAACCATGCTAATATTGGAATGTCCTCATCTGGTTTATAAGTCAATATGCCTTGAGAACCTGATGTCTCAATAGCATTGGCCTTTACTCCAGAATTACTAATCTTATAAGGATAAGCGGACATCGTGGCAGTTACTTGCATAGCCGTTTGGTCAGCTAAGATAAGAGCCTTTTGAATGTCCGTACAACAAACTTCCTCGTAATGCCAAAAAGCATCGTGATCATCATACAGCATTCCATCACCATCAGAGTAGAGCCAGTCATTAAGTTTTCCCAAACGATCGTTCAGCTCGTCGGTGTCGGACGCAACGATATTAAAAACACACGTTATTGTTCGGTTGTCGTAATGTAAACTACCGTCGAATCTCGAAAAATCATAGACACCATCCCGGTAAGGGACAGTGTCTGTTATTTGCCTTGGAGCAGGTAACGTCGAAGTTATGCTTGCTAAGACTGCTCCGTATTCTTCTGGACGATGACCGTTAAACATCATTGATTTTGCATAACTTATCATGTTACATATCCTCTTTTCGCTTTCGTATAAGTGGTTCCATTGATCGAATCAACAAATGGAGCAACGGTTGTACCAACAGTTTTTCCATCAAGAACCGAGTATACTATGATTTGAGCATCATCAGGGATGCCGAAATTTCCATTTTGAATTGCGTCAGTAAGAGCTTTCACATTTGAATTTAGATCGGATGTCTGGCTTGATTTAGCTGATTTAGATGCCTCTCTAGATGCGGACAATTGACTATTAGTTGTAGCCAAGTCAAGCGTCTGCTGATTTAAGAGACCACCTATCTGCTGAGCTCCTTCCTGAATCGATTCCAGGTCGAGAACTGGACGAATGGTTGGATCGATGTCGAAATCTGAACCGAGCAGGTCTGCCAAAGATGACATTGGAGCACTGATAGCTTCATAGGTAGCAGACGCTAAGTCCTTAGATGAATCTACTACACCATCTGTACCCTTATCAATGCCTATGGAAAGACCCTGACAAATGTATCCACCCATTTTTCTCATTACTTTTGAAGGTGACGCGATGCCTAAATAGCTAGTAAAGGTATCAAGAAGATTTCCGGCTACTTCAGATATTGTTCCGGCTGGATCGTCAATAAAGTCTCTAATACCCTGAACGATTCCATCAACAATATTATGGCCGATCTCTACGATACGATCCCATAAAGCTGCCGCTCCATCAATTACCGCCCCTATTGCATCGCTTACTGTGTCCCAGATGTTTTCAGCACGATCTTCTAGACCACTAACTATCCAGCTAATCAATCTTCTACCAAGATTTCGTATTCTAGTCCATACACTTTTAAAGCCACTTACTATCGCGCTTATTATCGAACTTATTACTCCATTCAATGAATCAATAAAGTCGCTTTCACTCGCGTTATCTATGGCGGTTGCTAGACCGTCTAGAATATTTATGACCATATTGAAGAATGACTCAAAGAATTCCTCAGCCCGATTGCCTATTTCGTCGAATACTCCACATATGAATTCTATTATTACGCCCGCTACGAGAACGCCTAATTCGTATGAAGCAGCGACAAGAAAATCGACTAGTATTATTAGAACTTCTATAAGATCCTTAGCAATCTGTTCGCCATTTTCTACAATAGCGTCCAAAATCTGAACAATGAAATCTAAAATATACTTTACAACTTCCGGTATATAACCGACACAAAGATCTATGAGTCCTACTATAAATGCGTCAAGAAGATCGATAAATACTGGAATAGCATCGATTAACGATTCGGCAAGTACTACTAGACCATCTACAAAACCAGATACTAAAACCGGTATAGAAGCTCCTATTTTAGCAACCATATCGTCGAACACTTTTGAAACCATCGGCCAAGCTGTAGCTAGAGCAATCATAGTTAACGTTATTTTAGAGAAACCTTCAGATATCAACACTACACCAATAGCAAATATGGTAAAGCTAGCTGCCAGAAGCGCTAATGCTATACCAAGGTCTTCGATTTGCGTCGCGGCTAATCCGAATACAGCAAATATTGCTAAAAGGGCTGCTAAAGCAACGACCATTTTCAATATGTTTTTAGGTTTCATTGCCGCAAAGAATGTAAGAATCGGTATAAGCGTGTCTAGAGCCAATGCCAAAATATACATGGCTGCCACGGAAGACAATAAAGTATCTGGTTTAACATCTTCCGCTATGTTTGCTATGGCCAATAAAGCAAGCGTCATTACAGCGACTACGGCTAAGAAACCTATTATAGCCTTTTCCATAGTATCAAAGTCCATGATTGCCAGCGCTATTATAATAGGCAATATAGCATCCATGGCTGCAGCGACTCCAATCATACCGACTACAGCCGCTTCGAAGTTTTCAGCTTTAAAACCTTCAGCAGTAAGTTTAGATAATACTGCAATAACTGCAACCATAATGACTGCGATTTCCAATAAGCCAAGCATTCCTTCTTGAACGCTTTTGAAATCTTCACCACCGAGTTTTAAAACAACTTTAGCCAATTTATTAACAGCAACCGATAACGAAACCATTGCCGCAGCGATCATCTTTAACATCTCTGGATCTGGTTTAAATTTAGTCATGAAATATATAAATGCAACAATGGCTGCAAATATAGCTCCCACAGCTACTCCGCCTTTTATTAAATCGCCAAGCGCCATTTCGCCTAAAGTTTTTATGGGCTTTACCATTAATTTTATAGCAACGGCCAATGACAATACAGTTTTAGGTATAGCGTTCATTATAGCAAGGTCTATTCCTTTTTTCATGGTCTTAGCCATAAGAATAAACATGCCAAGTATCTCGGCAATAAGGCCTGCTATTAAACCGCCTCCCTCAGCTAACGTAACAGGATCAACGCCAGAAAGAGATTTCAATGCTAAGGCGAGTAATAACATAGCTATAGATACTTTTTCTATTGCAGATGTTATTACGCTCAGATCAAGAGTATCTCCTATATTTTTAGATTGTTTCTGGTATTGTTCAAGACCCATAATCATTCCGAAAAGAGCGCCAAGAGATAAAATAACGGCATCGACGCTACTGCTTATTTTGTCTTCTGGAATTGAAGCAATAATCCAGAGAGCCGCTGCTATTATAATTAGAGCCTCAGCAATCTTAATCATCGTGTCTGGTATTGTGTCTTTTTTCCACTGCTTAATGCTATTTCCAAGAGAAGTCATAAACGAGCCTATGCCCTTGTATAGACTAGCTAAACCAGAACCGATATCACTTGTATTCTTAAGACTTGCAGTAAGGTCTTTTATGATGGCTAATAGTGCCGCAAAAAATCCACCACTTATACTAGTTGCTGGATGTTCAGCAATGGTATCGAATATTGATTGTATCGCCCCACTAATAGAAGACGCTAATGGTTTTAGACCCGCAAATAAGTCCGAAAATAATGTCGATAGACCGCTAAATATAGTTTTTATGAAATCAAACACGGAAGATAAGGCATCTATAAAACTAATGAATGCATTAGCGATAGATGACAATATCGGACTAAAAGAGCTGGAGGCCGAAGAGATTGCGCTTATAAAATTTGTAATTATTCCAGCGATTCCAGAAAATACAGTTGTTAAAAGCTCTCCTACTTTACTGAAAATTGGAGAAATTGCCGACCAGAAACTCGAGGCTGCCTCAGATATTCCAGAAAATATAGATTTAACCGTTTCCCATACTTTATTAAGTGGACTTACGATTTTTTCTAAATTAGAAACCATCTTATCTGGTCCGTCAGACTTCTTTGTTCCTAGAGAAGATAGGGCGCTGAAAATATTGGAGACAAAATTAGTAATTGACTGTATTATTGTCCCAAATGCTCCAGAAAAATTAATGCTTGCTATATTAGAGCCCAGATTCTCAAAGAAAGAACCTATACTAGAAAATATAGACCCCATATTTATTCCAGAGGCATTCTTAATAAAATCGGCAAACTTGGAAACAACCTTTGATAAATATCCAGGAATAGACTTCAAAACATTAAGAAGGCTGCTGAATACTCCAGTTATGGTTTTAGTTCTTGTATCAGCATCTGCTATACCAGTTATGAATCGGCCTATTGCCCCGGTAATCTTGAGAATTCCGCTATTTAAACTGCTAATTCCATCGGTTGCCGGCCAAATGGCACTAACAAGTGATTTGAAAACATCAGCAACAATCTTAATTATGGAGAATAAACCTTTGAATGTATCTTTAAGATTCTGGCTATCCTCGTCGGATAATGTTAACGACTGTGCGAAATTTCGCACCATTCTAGCCGCATATCGAATAGTTTCAGCGCCATCTTTAATGTCAAAGACTTCTACAAACGCTTCCCCTACGAGTTTAGCGACATTTACCACCTGACTGAATACCGTTTTAAGAGTCTCAAGAACTCGCGTTAAGACAATAAAAACATCAGTTGCAAGTTTATATGTAGTATTCGTCTGATCCATCTTTCCATTATCTATGGCGGAAACTAAAGTGTGGAATGCGTTAGCAACCGCCAATAGAACATCCCCAAGCGTAATGCTTATGGTATTCATTTGCTGAAGTTTTCTTGATGCATGACCAAATCCCTGAAGAACCGTCCCTAAAACGTTACTCAGGTCTGTAAGAATTATATTTAAAGCGGAAAATATCTTTTCAGTTTCCTCTATGTAAGTGGTTTTAGTTGCTTTAGAGAACTTATTAAAAGCTTTACTTAATGCGAGAATCGCTGCTGTTACGCCAGTAGCTCCTTCTTTAGCACTTTCAAAAGGATCAAATACATTATAGAATGCAACTCTGATAAATTTAAGTCTACGGTCCAGACCCTGAACAACATTGGTCAGAATCTCTAAACTATCGGCAAAATTAACAACTTCTGCATAATGCTTTACAAGACGTGCAATGATATTTACGGTTGTGGTAAAAGTATTTGCAACAGGGTCCATAGAAGCATTTACTTCGTTTATCTTAACTCTGATTGCATTAAACATCTCGACCATATCTCCGCCTTTTGCTACAAGCGGAGATACAAACTTAGCACCAATTCTTGCAAGAGCGGCTCCAACATTAGAAATTGAGCCTGTAAACGTCTCGTTAGCGGCTTTGGCATGTTCGCCAAAAGCATCGTCCATGGCGGCAGCGAATGTTTCAAAGGATACTTCACCCTCAGAAACCATTGTTCTTACTTCTGCTTCTGTAACACCAAGATAGTTGCCCAATGTTGCGGCAGCGTTCATACCTCTTGACGCCAACTGATTAAGCTGATCAGCCATTACTTTTCCCTGACCGGCTACGGTAGTGAATACTCTACCAATATCCTCGTAGGAACTATTTGTCATAGCAGCTACACCAGCAACGGCTCTTAATGAAGTAAACATTCCATCGCCAGCTTCTATTCCAGAAGCAGCTAACTGAGAAGCAACGTTTGCAGCAGCATCCAGACTATAGGCGGTTCCATCTACAGCATCATTTACGTTTTGCATTACGGCGGCAACTTTTTCTTCATCGTTTAGAAGACCCTCGAGCTGGAATTGAGCGTTTTCGAGGTTCATGGCTCTTGTTATACCGCCACTAATAACCTTACTTGTGACGAAGCTAGTTACACTATTTGCAAAGCTCATCATCGTATCGGTAAGGTTCTCGATTACTCGCATTCCTACGATGCCTAATGATGAAAATCGGCTTTCTAAAGCAGATAAACTAGATGACATCGATTCGAAAGATATGTTCGAAGCCTCATTGCCGATAGATTTGAATGTAGAAGTTATGTTTTCCAATCCAGTTGCTATAGATTTAAAGTTTAGACTTGCTTTAAGCTTGTCCAAGGTACTCATCGTTGTAGCAACACCCTTTTCAAACTGGGCGTTGTCAAATTTCATGATTATTATTCGATTATCGACTGTCGTACTCAAGATTTAGTCACCTCCGACCATGCTGATTTTGCTATGTTGTCAAATATGGGTCTTATAGCTGGATTTATATAATCTCGCCCGACCACATAACCGCCATTTCTAGTAGCATGGCCATATTGTAGCAGAATTGCTATGCAATTTCCATCAACGATGTTGGAGTTGGTCCATGTTATAGTAACTGTATTATCGTTTTTCTCAATTCGATAATCCCAGGAGGAGGCAGTTTTTCCCGTATCTACTGGAGTTGCTGCAGCCAAAGCCGCAACGCCTTCTCGTCCGTATTTATCAAGACTATTTAATGAAAAGTTTTTACTTCTGTGTAAGAAACTTTCAGTGTTTTTAAAACTACCACTAGTTTTAACAGAAACCATCTACTCTCCTCCATTCAGATTATCCTCGAGTATTGTGCGCTTTTCTACGAGCAGCATTGAGCGCCTTGTTATTAGCCATGGTATTTCGTTTACCCATCTTCTTAGGAGGTGTATTCTTAATATTACATATCTCGATTAGAGTTAGCAAACGATTAATGTGCCATTTCTGACATTCAAATGGTATTTGTAATGCAACCATCCAATAATAGATCTCTTCAGATGTGATCTTTTTTCGACTCCTAGGTCGAGAAGAGCCCTTTTTATTATTAATAATAGTCGTGGCTGTCATAGGGTCATTCATGTAGCTGTTAATCTCGTCAATATTTTGCTTAGTAAGACCGGAATAGACTAAGGGATTCACGTTTTGAGTTATCGTCATACATCTGATGTAATCTATGAGTCTTTCTCCAGTTAGACCGTTTGTATTTAGAAACGACTCATGCCATTTCGATTCCCATTTTGAAATCGACAATAGAGAATGCTCAAGCATGATTGTACATTCTTTAGTATAGGCAAATTCCTCTTTTACCGGATCCCATAGTTCCCTTTCCGGAATGGTGATGCTAAGCATTTAAGCTTTTGTGGTCACAGTAAGACCTAAGCTATTCTTAGCCTCATTGATTGCAGCCGCATCTGGTCGCATATCTACAGGAACTATGCCGGTTACGAAAGCAATGGCCTCTTCAGTATTAGTCGAGAGGAGCATGTACAGTTCGCTATAAGCAGCGCTCTGTTCAAAAGCCTCAACAACTTCTTTAGTCTTAATGAAGCGTCTGCCATCATCAGATTTCTCGCCGTAAGATTTAAGAATCAGTTCCTTAAACAAAGCGGCAAGCTTAACCTGGTCCTGAGTCTCAATAATTTTCTGAAGCATGTTCTTAAGTCCGCCAGCAACAGAAAACTCCATTTCAGAAAGCTCAGCCTTAGTGAAGTTGAAATACAGCTTTTCGGTTCTCTGATTATCGTCAAAATCGGTATAGGTAATAGTCTTTGTATACATAGTAAATTTACTCCTTTCAAAATTAAAACAAAAAATTAACATTAAGAAGTTGATGACCGCTGATCTCCGCAATAGATGGCAAATCATCAACTTATACTTAATGCTTAATAGAGGTAATTAGTGGGTTTCTAATTCCATTTTGAATTTACACGTTTTTACGCTGTAGCGAACATTGTAATGACTTCGCTGGGAAGAGGAAGACGTGCCGCCGCTTCTTCACTGCCATAAAGAATTTTCTCAAACGCCGCAAGCTTATCTTTATCGACCTTAGTAGAGTCAATAGTAAGGCAAGCGGTAACCTTATAACCAGGAACCTCAACAGGCACAGTGGTGATTTCCCAAGAGAATGAAATTGCTTCAGGACTATCATTGATTGTCGCGTATGCTCTTTCGGATACGGAAGCTGTAGCACCATAGATAAGATGGATCTTGTATCCATAGTCGTTTCCATCGGTGTCATTACCAAGAGTCGACTGGAACGAGAAGCCGAAGGACTTTCTCTTCTGCTGTCCAGCCATTACGCCTGGAGCAATCTCTGCAGAACCATCACAAACTGCCCACTCCTCAGGATAAGTGTAAGCCTCGATCGTAGCGCCGAATTCTTCTGTAGAACGAAGTGACAGATACTTGATGTCGTCAGCATAAAGCGCCGTTTCTTCTGCACCGGAAGGACTCTCAGTTACAGCCGTAAGACCACTCCAAGCAACGCCATTCTCATAAGTTCCGTCAGATTTCTGAACGAACAGAACACCTTTCTTTACGCCAGTTTCATACTCGCGTTCGCCGACGGTGTCCCAAACAAGGGCTTTTGATTCATCCATTAGTATTTCCTCCTTTTAATAAAACAAATTAAATACATCATGATACAAATTGTTAGCCGTATATCGCCTATCATGTGTACACATGCTGAATTCAGCAAACATCTTTTTAATCATCGGATTATCTGGATCCGAGTCAACATATGTTATGGTATACTGGTTTGTATATGAGTATACTTTATTGTCAGCGAATCTTGTATTCCCTTTATCTAAATTGTAGATGAAGCAGGGATACTTTATCTTTACAGATTCAGGTGGCTGAAAATATACATTCTTACTTCCCAATAATGAACATAGGGTTTCATGTAACTCTAATCTACTAGCCATTGTAAAGACCTCCAATAGTTAAAGTTAAACGAGGATGCCCTATGTCTATACTAGTTATCTTCCATTTTGAATTTGATAATACGATATACCGCATTGCTGAATAATTTTGATAGGCAAAGGAATCGGCCAAGACACTAACGGTATTTGTTAATGTAAGATCGTCATTGAGCGTTTCTGAAGAAGACCACTTTCTAGAATTTTTGGTTAATTCTCCATAGTATGGTCGTTCAATGGTCTTTTCTTCCCAAACACCGGGAACAGTTTCTACCGTTTGAGCAAAGCCGATTTTTGTATGAATCTTTGCCATTTAATCACGCTTTCTGATTAGACTACTTCTTCAGAAAGCTCAGCAGCTTCCTCAATCTCAAGGACGAGAGCCGAATAAGGCTTAACAAGCGCGCCGCTGCATCTGGTTTCAATAAGGTACTTCTGTGCGTTGTAATCAATGTCAAAATCGTCGAACATGTTTACTGCTCCACCCTTATCAGCACCAACGTTATAATCCTTAAGGTTTACAATGATACCAGCAAGAGGACGTGTCTTGGAATCTTCACTGTCAGTTCTCTTAAGACCTTCCATAACAGGAACTGTAACGATGTTTGTTACGCGAAGAGCTGTAGCCAGATCTGTCGTATTGTTGTAGAGTCTTCTACCCATAGCATCTTCGAGGAGAAGCATGTCTGTGAGTACATCCTCAGTTGTGTAGAGCGTAGGATTTCCAGAACCCTTGTAGTTCTTACGCGACTTAATTGCTGCTGTAATGAATGCCTTAGCCTTATCAGCGTCGGTTGCGCCAGAAGCAACGGATACAGGAACCTTTACAGAGTACAGGCTGTCATCAGTATAAATAGGTCTGATGTTAGTTTCGCTGATCTTATCATCGCTGGAAGCATTTCTACCGTCACCAACAAGGATAGCTCTTGCAATTTCCTCATCAAGCATCATACGCATTTCAGTCTTGAGCCAAGCAACAACGTCAAAGTCTGTAATATCAACAACATCATCTCGGTCAAGTTTCTGCTTTTTGTAAATCGTGGTAGGGCTTGTGGTTCTCTTAAGAAGAGCGAATACCTCATCCTTCTTTTTCTTACCCTTGATGTAACCCTTTGCGCGAGCTTCGTCTTCTGTAATATCAGCAAAGATAGACTTTACTCTCGAGAACGGAGTATTGCTTACAGCAGCCATTACGCCAGCAACCCAGTCGGTATCTCTCTTGATAAACTCAGGAGTAGGCGTGAGATTCTTAGCGTCCGGGAACAAATACTCAATCTCTTTGATGCCATACTCATCAGCATGCTGAAGAACGCTCTCCTTCAGACTTCCAAAACGCTTACCATCGGCAATGATCGTTTCCATCTCGGCATGGGTAAGAGTATCATGCTTTTCAACAGCGCCGTTTGTTTCAAATACATTATGATTCATTTCAAAATTTCCTCCTTCAATGTCGTAATGTTCAATATTAGACTCTTCTTTTTTAGAATCGTCTTTTTTGTTATCTTCAGAATCTTCGTCCAGAGCCATTCCGATTACTGCATAAACGGCTTCTTTTTGCTCGTCATTTAACGTATCGAAAATTTCGCCGATTGTTTTCTCTTCGGACTTAGATTCTTTAGCATCAGTAGCATCTTTGTTTTCTTTTTTATCATCAGTAGCATCTTTGTTTTCTTTTTTATCATCGCTGTTTGAATCGGTCTTGTCGTCAGCATGTTCCAGACTAAGATCTTCTCCTGTATAGATGATAGCTTCTTTGATATCTGCTCCATCTCCATGCTCAAGGGTTGGGCAGTCAATCATTGCTCCAGGATTTGCTCCAGCGAGAACTAAGGAAACTTCTCGAATGTGACCATGAAGAACGTCACCGCTTCCACTCTGCGTGAGTTGATTAGCATAAATACTTAAAGATGCAATATCCCCATGCTCAACACGAATTTTAGCATCATTAGCCTCATCACTATTATTGAATGAGCAAAAAGCATAGACACCATTATCTTTATTCTGCAAAAGAGCATGACCTAAAACATTAGATGGACTATCATGAAGGTGCTGCCATACAAGGGGCACAATCTGACCGTCATCGTCTTTAAACGCGTTCTTGCGAATGGTTCTTCCATCAGAGCATCTTAAATCGTTTTTGGTAGCCCATCCGCTGAAATCAAATTTCATTTTGATTTTCCTCCTCTTCATTATTATCTGAATCAGATTCCTGAGTATCTTCAGCTTTCTGATTTAGATTCTTGTTTCGTAATTCATCTGCTGCTGGATCTGATGATGGCTTATAACCAATAATCGCTCTGACTTCATTTGAAGACAAGATTTCATTTCGGGTAAGCTTATCAGAAATGTCAGCAATCTGAGAAGTAGGCACCAACTTGAACGGATCTTTAAAGAAAAAGATCGTCTGTCCTTGGGTTCGTGCCGTTTTCGTTAAGAACTTTCTCCTAAATTCGTCTGTTATGGCGGATAAGATAGGTTCTATTGTGCGGTTATGGTAATTAAGCATCTCCTGCTCAGTCGCGGTTCCATTGATGATTGCTTCGGTAACACCTAATTGACTATACAACATGGTGGTTAGATACTGAATCTGACTCATCAGATTATTCTCGGCAGCACGATTCAACTGTGTTACTTTTTCTGTTCCATCAATATATGCTATTCCATACTTAGAATTATACAACTGATCTTCGATGTCCTTTTTACGCTTTTCCGCTAATTTCTGCTGAGCAGCAGTTTTTATGGAATACGGCAACTGAATTATTATATCAAGTTTACTGCTTCCACTCTGTTCATCAATGGCGTCAAGCAGATTAAGTTTTCGAATTAGTCGTTTGGCTGTAGAATTAGGCTCATTCATTATTGAATAAAGTGGATTCTCGATGATTGCAACTTGGCTTTTAGGAAGCGTTAAATCTTCTTTTTTACCAGTTCTATCGTTATATAGCCGTACTTTTACATGAGCTGGATACCAAGCCAAAATTCGTCCGACTCGCATGGTTAGAATGTTATAAGAATCAGTCTTATTTGGATCAACGCTGGTATCAACAGGAACAACAGCAATGCATCCTTCATCGCACATTGTTAGAACCATGTCCTGGACAAAAGCTCGTCCAGTCTGATCAATATTAGCTTCGATGGTTAAAGCATTATTAAGACCCGAATCGATGTCTTCTATATAGTTTCCGTTTTCATTAACTCTAGCGTGCCGTAATGAAATAGCTGCTACGTCAATTGAGATTCGGTTGTATATGGAATTAATGATCGACCGTTCGTTACCAAGAGTTAATCTAGGCCTATCAGGTCTATAGCTGCTTATAGAACCAAAATCCATATAATTATACGTCTGTGATTCGTCATTCTTAAAAGCGTTCCATGCGTTCTTAATTCGACTACTTAACGTAAAATCTTTTGCCATGTCTTCCTCCTTTCTTTAATGGACGTTAATTCCATTTTGAATTTTACAAAATTATATGAACATGTCTTTATGCGCTTTAAAAGCAACATAAGCATCCATTAAAGCGGATACATTATCGATCTTATGTTCGCGTCGTTTTTTAAGAAGCTTTCGGTTTCCATTGGTATCTTCGAGAGTTATACAGTTTCCCATTGTATAGCTGAATAGCTCTTGATCAAACATCAGCATTCTCTCTTCAGCCAAAGCCTTTAGTTCACCTAGTGGAACAGACTCTGTCTTGGCACCCTGGATTACTTTCTCGATTCCAAATGGACCATTCTCGGTTTCCCATCGCTCAACAAAGGTCTTTGCATTATATGGGTCAAAACCAAAGCAACGAATGTCATAACCTGAATCTATGATGTGTCTATCAAGATCGTCGTAGACATCAGTCATGTCCAAAACGGTACCATCAAGAACAATCAAACTTCCTTCGTTAATGAATTGTTCGTATTTGATTCTTGCAGCAGCGGGAAGCTTCATAAGTGTCAAAGACGTTATGTAACTTCTAGCTTTAATTCCAAATGAACCATCGGCAAGAGGAAACAAGAAAGTGAATGCACAAAAGTCGTCTCCTTGCGATAGATCTGCGCCCAGTGCACATGGCATAGACCAAAAGTCTCTTTTTCTATGAGTGACGGTTTCTTCATAAGTGAAGAAGTACGTCCATCCTTCCATAGGAATTCCGAATCTTTTGGCTAAAATATCGTTTCGTGCAGCAGGAGCTTTTTCAGCTCTTTCGACATCCAATTGGTATGTTTCATAAGAAACCGTGGTTCCGATGTTCGGATTGGCTTTAACCCACATGTCTGGATCAGCAACTTCTTTAACGTCGTCCAATTTATAGTACCATATAGATACGTGTGGTTGAACGTATTCGCCTCTTAGAATAGACATTAATTCCATTTTGATTGTGTCTCCGGATCCGTTTCGTACGGTTCCTTCAGAACTCAAAGCAAGAATCAACCAGTCGTCGACCTTAGATGCTCCCTGCTCAATAGCACCAACAACGTCCTCGCGTATGTCTCCAGACAGCCATTCGTCAATTGTAGCTACTTTACATCTAAGGCCTTGAAGCTTGTCGATACTCATTGGACGTACCTCAAGTAAAGATCCGGTAATGAAATTTTCAACGCCTTTCTTAGTCGAGGCGAGTTTGACGCGATTAGCCTTAGAACCAGTTGTATTATTAATCGATCCCTCGGTTAAAAACTTAAACAAAGGACCTCTCGATCTGGTAATGGCCGTTCGTTGAGGAGACATGATTTCCTCAGCTTGGCGCATTGTTGGAGCAGTAGTAATCTGATGAGTCGTTGAACAATCAATGTTTAGAAAGTATGATTGAACACAAGATCCATATAAAGATTTAGCCGCTCCTCTACCGACGATTAGAAATTGCTTGTTGATGAGTCGTCTTTTAACTCGTACATTTACAAATCGTCCGCCTTTTGTAGACTTGTATGGTTGGTATATAGACTTGTCAACAAAGTAATACCATCCAAAAATTTGTTCAGCCCAAAGTTTAAAACTATCAAGTAGATTTAAATCTGAACCATCAGTTAAGGTAAGCTCTCCTTCGCAATATCTAATAAAACCTTCTACAGCTTCATCGTCGTAATAGATACTCGGATTAGCTATCAGGTCGTCAATTCGATTCATTTCCATAGAGATTTCCTGATTAACTGGAATTTCTCCTCTAATAACCGAATCTCTAAATCGACCATAATACTTAGGAGTTGCTGTATTAGATAGCGACATCGAATTCACCTTCTTTTTATTCCATTTTGAATTTATCGTTATGACTCATCCTTGGAGTTACTGGATTTCTTTTTCTTCTTAGAACCTTGATCCGATCCTGGAATAGTCTTCCATTTAGTCCCTTTAGATGTAAACGTATTTCTTGTATTAGCTATTACATTGTAAACTTTTACAGAATTTGTTGCGAAATTAGCCGCCGTATTTACAGTATCTGCAACTCGTTTAACTGATCGCATGGCATTATCTTTCTGCCTTTGCTCAATATCGCTTAGACGTGCGGTCATGTCGATTCTTTCAACAGCCTTTCTCAATTCCTCATTCGTTAAGGTGCTTTGGTATCTCATAACGGCTTCCATGGATCCAGAACGAATAACTGCTTGTTTCCTGGCTTCTGCATCTCGAGTTTTTAAATCGGCTTTTGCTTGTTTTTTTGCTTCTCGTTTTTGATCTTTTAACTGGCGTTTCTCTCCGGCTGCAGTAAGAGACCCATCTGCATTCTGATAACGACGGATACCCCATCGTTGACCCATAATGCCATGATGATATAACTTGTTTTCATACATCATATTATTTATCCTCCTATGTCGCGGTCGTGGTTAATTGCAATGGATTATACGACGATGCATAAGACATATGAGATGGAATATTATCGGCAATATGCGATACAAAATCATAAGTATTGTTACTTGATGATCTAGATCGACTACGATTAATGCCTGCTACGGTTAAGGCAGATACACCAGTGATAAATAAAGCAGCTTTTACTAACTTTTTAGATTTCTTCTTTTGTTTCGCAGCTTGTTTGATAGCGCGTTTATCGTATGATGATTCATACAGCTTTCCAGTAGAATCTATTCCATATTTTTTTCTACCAATAGTTGTTAGGGTTCCGTCTTCATTTTGATACCGTCTTACGCCCCACCGCATACCCAGTATTCCATGGTGATAAAGTTCATTGGCCATATGAATACTCCTTCCAAAAAATTAATTATCTGTTAAACATCTCATGCATATACTTAACTTTTGCAGATTTCTCTACATACATGTTTGCAATATAATCTTTGTCTTCCTGAATGTACTCGGGTATTTTGCTGTATTCATCAGAAAGCTTCTTATAATACTGTTCAAACATCTCATATAAATGAGTTGCATGAGATAGTTCAGTTGCACTCATTTCCGACAGAGTTTTAGCCCATGTCGGATTCATTGCCCGAATCTCAATGGCTTTTTCGATGTAGTCTTTTGCACCGTGGAGCTCATCGTGAATCTGGCATTTAAAATATTTTACATTCATTCTGATTCCTCCAATTTACCAAGTATGCGTTCTAGCATCATGTTCTGATAAGCTAACATGTCGTTTTGAGCATTAAGATCCGCTTCCAACTTCTCTAGTATCGAAGCAGTTTGCTCGTCAAGACCTTTCATGATATCATCTTTATCGCTCTGTGTTAGGTTTTCCTCATAGTTCATTAAACCTATAATAAAAGACACAACCGCTAGAGCATCTAAAAAATCATCATTAAACTTCATGGTCAGTCGATCTTATCTACGACAACGTCTACATTACCATATGTGGCCCCAACTCCAGTATTCACAATGTTTACTGTTGTTGGAGAGGTGCACGAATCGCATCGGCAGTTGTTAACTGGAACCTGAACGAATGTTGTAAATGACATGTTGTGAGAAGAAGTTGCATCCGAAGCGGTATTTGACGCAATTGCCTGTACCTGAGCCACGCCATTTTTAAACAATTGGAATGAAATCAGACCGGATACTGTAGCGAGTGCGCTTGCTGATACAACGACTTTATATACGCCGCATTTATTGAATGTAATGGTAGATCCATTTATTGACACTCCGCATCCTTTGTCAATAGCAATGTTATTCAAAGGAATTGTAGAATTAGTCGTAACGGTTACGTTTTTAGAATAAGCCTCAATCATTTTGAATTTTCCTCCTTAAAACGAATTAGGGAGCAATCCGAAGACTACTCCCACATCGCACATAAAGTTTAGCTATTGCAGCAAGAACCGCAAGTCATAAACGGACTATTGCCCGCGTAATACGTGCTTGCCAGCGGATAGCGAACTACACCGCACATAGCGCTCTGAAGCTGAAGCTGGTTGATCTGGTTCTGCATATCTGCCATGCGATTACCCTGAACAACGTCCATAAGCTTCTGAATCTGAGCAGTAGTGTTGGCGTTAATTGCTGCTGTATTCTGAGCAGCATTGTAATTTACGCCATCGATCGACCTAAGAATGTTACAGCAACATTCATTAGAATTAGCAATCGAAGCCTGCTGAGCCATAGCAATATTGCTAAGCTGACCAGACAGGTTAGCCTGAATGTCCTTAGCTACCGAAATGTTTTCATACTTTGCCTGGTCTACAGCAGAGACAGCCTGAGCCGTTCCATTTGAAATGGCGGTCATGATGTCTCTGTTCTGATCCTGCAAATCGTTAAAATTGAATCCGTTCTGGATAAAGTCCTGAGTAGCAGCGTTATTAGTGCCGTTACCCCAGCCATTACCAAAGCCACCGCCGGCGAGAATCAACAGGGCGAAGATCCACATAAAAGAGGAACCCATGAAGTCGTCGTTGTCACGATTGTTACTCAGCAGAGCAACATCACTTGCTGTTAAAGCATCATTCATAAAAAATACCTCCTGAAAATTATTTCTATATAAATCTGCAGAATTTATATCACATTTAACGATTTGATTATTTAAGCATGTTGATTATTTGGTTAGGATCAACGCCCTTTTGTTTAGCCATGTTGTAAAAAGCAGTTTTAGGATCACCTCCGAAAGAATTTATCATTGTCATAACCTGCTGCATTTGCGGGTTCTGAGAAACGATAGATTGTAGCATGGCTTGAGGGTTATCACTGTTCCTGACTATTTGCATCATGCTCTTTATTCGTTGCAGGTTGTTTACCATTCCATTTTGATTTTGCATTGGTGTTGGATTTGCCTGCTGAAAGAGACTGCTGGGCATTTAAGATCTCCTCCTTGAATTTATTGAACTCTTCGACAGTAACGTAAGTTTCCGATGCAGTTTTCTCTGATTCCTTTTCTTCAGTAAAACGATAACGCGTAATGGTTGGGAAATTGCTAGCGTCGGTAGTTTTAATATACATTACATCATCGTTCTCGTCGAATAGTGCTACTCGACTATTTGGTTGTGTAGGATAGGCTTTTGCACTGTCAATACCATTAACGAATGTCAATTGTGGACCCATTGTCTGGGTAGCATTATATGCTGGATTCGCCAGATTCATTTGAGGCATAGTCGGCATCATTGGGTTATATGGTTGATTATTGAAAGTTGGCTGATAAGGATTATACATGACTTACAACTCCTTTATTACTTCATTTCCAACTTTAAATCTCCATTCTAGTTCATCCTTTTGAGATTCCAGAGATGTAGCTACGAATGAAGAGGTTGGTGGATCAAACACTAGCTTTACTTTAATGTAAACGTAAGTTTTTACAGCTTCTAGATAAGGAAGATCCTCTCCAAGAAAGTCCTTCCAAGTTTCAATATTACTAGTAACACTAAACGGGACGTTTCCAACGCCTATTTGTTGAAGGGCCATTATCGAGGAATTGATGTGTATGATGATGTCTGTATCGAAATCGGTGTAATCTGCTTCAATACCTAGTAATTTCTTGATGGATTCTAGAATACTATTCATGATTGTATGATCACCTCCATGGGCAAGTATCAAAAGGCTTGCGTTCTACTGGTTGGGACTGTAATAGGTCTTTATCACCGTAATGGATTGCATTGTGTGTATCAAATGACACTGCCACTAAATTTTCAGGATCTAATAAATTTGGACGTCGATAGATAATATCATCAACCGATATTGGATTCAGGTGATGAATCATAATCCGCCCACATAACTCATAGCCCTCCATGGCTAGATCGCATCCATTATCTCGCACAATAATATCACGCCTAATATTAAGCCAATCTCTTGATCGGTAGAAGCATTGATTCAAATATCTGTCGTATCCAAAAGTCTCCGCTCCAATAGCAGAATTTAACTTCAGATACTCAAATCGTTCTTCAAAAGTTGGTAGAGTAATTAGCTCAGAATATAACTTACGGCTCATCGTCATGTCCTCCATATGACTTGATGGCTTCTATAGCATTTCGATAAAGCTCTTCACTATTCTTTGCTGACTGCAATGATTCGGTTTTAGCCTCCAGAAGTTTTACTTTCTTCTCCAAAGCCTCTTTTTCAAGTCGTTCTTTTGTAGAACCGAGCTTTAGATAGTGAGTAATTACTTGTGATGAAGCCGTTCCCTCCAATAATTGCTTCTCTGCCAAATCTACAGCTAAAGATATAAGTTGATTCTCCCTAGATTCGACAGATGAGGCCGGACCTCGTTTACTTTTCTTACGATTTGTATCAGATTCTGCTCCTTTCTGCATACTAATCATCCTTTCTAATGTAAATATAAGTAGATACAAGTGACTTTCAGGCACTTTTTAAGGGGGCTGCGTAAGGTGAACAACACAAAGAAAAATTTTAGAAAGGAGCATTTAAAAAGAGAAGAGATAATGCGGAATGAGGATAAAACAGCCCCCTTAAAAAGTGCCTGAAAAAATGTCCCCCGGAGAAAATATAAAT